ACATAGTAGTTAAGCCAGTTTTAGTACTAAAATGCCCTACAAGCGTTGATTTTTCAACACTCTTCAAATTGAGAGTGTGTACTACTACACACTTGCTACACACATTTTCTTCTATATTCTATGATTTTGTTGTCGGTGCTAACGATTTTTTCAATGTCGGCAAACGACTTTTCGGGTGTAACATGTGTATACAAGTCCATTGTCATTTTCAGTGTTGCATGACCCAAATATGATTGAACGACTTTCGGCTCTATGCCTGACTCAAAACATCTTGTCGCAAACGTATGTCTGAATGTGTGACCGCTAAAAAACGGAAATTCATTGTCACTGCTCTTTGTGTCATTTATCCGTCTTACAACTGAACGTATAGAGTCGCTATATATAACCGAATTAATCGGTGTATTGAACCTTGTAACAAACAAATATTCGTTCTGTTCCTTGGGTCTGCGTTCTGAAACTATCTTTTTAAGCTCAAATTGTTTAGTTAGATATTCTTTGCACACACTGTTAATTGGTACGTGTCTGTAACTCTGCTTGGTTTTTGGTGGCTCGACATGAAATGTCTTGCCTGTATCTTCAAGGTACTTCTGATACACAAGTGTCTTATTAACATCAATATAACCCTCGTCCATGTGTATATCTGCAATCGTGAGCGCAAACAGTTCTCCTGGTCGCAAGCCTGTATTAACTGCCACATTATACATATTGTCGTAAAATGTTCCCTTGCACGCTTTGAAAAACTCGTTCTGTTGCTCTACTGTCAATGCAAAAGCATTAACTTCCTTGTCTGCTCTCAGCTTTACACCTTTCGCCGGGTTCTTAATCATCAGGTCATCTTCCATAGCTCTACTGAACATGTCATTTAAAATAACCTTGATTTTGCTCTGTCTCTCATACTTATAGTTATCGTCAGAAGCTTTGTCGATAAGTAACTGCACATCTGACTTGCGAATAGATGTTATTTCGTGGTTTCCTAAGTATGGTGAAATGTTCTTTTTATATATATGCGTGTACTCCCTAATGGTATTGGGGCGCACTCTCTTTTTCTTGTATACATTCATCCACCTGTCAAACCACACATCAAGGGTAATGCTGTCTCTAACACTTGTGAATTGTTGATTGTCGGTCACTGCTTTGCTAAGCTCCTTTCGCAGTTCCGACAACTTGCTATTGTAGATTGTCTTGTTCTTGCCGAACCTATCTTTGTATCTGCCCTGATAAAGTCCGTCCTTGCGCTGGGTTATTCCGACTCCCAGCTCTTTTCCTCTCAAATCCTTTCCCATACTGATTTATGGCTCCTTTCAAAATTAAAAGCCATTATATGATAATTTCTATATTACTACATAATGGCTTATAATTCAATATATCTATATGCTATCTGTCTTTTCGAGATATTTCTCAAACTCCTTGCGCTTGACTAATCGCTTGCCTCTTCCAACAAAAAGTACAAAAGGGCATGAGGGATTATTAAGCATTTCATTGATTCTGTTAATTCCGATATTACTGTATTCCGCAGCCTCATCAATTGTCAGCGTTACTTTTTCCCATATTGGCACTTTGTTAATCATTGCCTGACTCCTTTCTATCTTTTCTTTAATGTCTGCCACTCTCCGGGAAGTGGTTGTTTTTGAAATTAATAATCTCTGCGATACCTCTTCAAGGCTTTTGTCAGCAACTAGCAATTTAAAAACTTCCGCTTCTTCATCGGTGAAATTGGCATTTTTCATAATTTCTTCAAGTTCCGGCTTAGTAAGTTTTGAAAACTTCATAAGCCTATCTCCTATTCTTCGGTTTTGTTTGCACTGTGTATACAAGTATTCGAGTATCGGCATGAACTGTTACACGGCTTGTTGCCCTTGTATACACATTGTCTTTCAATTGGCTCTATATCACTTATAGTTCTGCTATTCATCTGCGCTCCCATCTCCTTGCTTGATATTCAAATTCTTAAACATGGCGCACATAACATCTACAACTATACTGTTTCCAAACTGCTTGTATAACTGCGTGTTACTGTTTACTGCTGCCATTTTGGATATGTCCTCGTCTGATACTCCCATAAGCCTGCCACATTCTCTCGGTGTTAGCTTTCTGATGCGATATTGTGTAGCAATATGGTTATTTGCATATCCGTGTGCGCCAGCTACAAGATTAGCTGATATGCCGTTATCAGAAATAACTGTACCACATTGGGAACCATTGCTTGATATTTGACCGACTTTTTGGATATTATTTTCAAGCAACAAATTATCTTTCTGCACACTCGTCAAGCAATTACTTGTACCTTGCATATTTACCTCTAATCTCTGTTCTGTCGGACTTCCCACAGTTCTATCTGACGGATTATCAGGATTTCTACCGCGCATAGCAACTATCTGACTTTCACACACTTTAATCTGTTGTGTACCGCCACCCTCAACTGTTGTAATGTTGGGGCAAAGTGCATTTTCATCATATACTGTGTTTGATTGGTGCTTGCCTGTGCCATTATCCATAAATCCTAATTGCCTTGCTTCAAGAATTTTCGGTTCTTGACTGCCACCTTGCATTGTACTCAATGTCGGACTACACCCCCCCCACATCATAAATTCTGTTGGTACTCTCAAATTTTGCTTCAAGAGAGCCTATTACATTTACATCTGCCATAATTACTCCTAAATCGTGGTTTTCAGCCTTTACGCATCTTGCAATCGGATATACGCCTCTTTGAAAATCATCTGAAACTCCAGTGTATATACTACCTAATATTTCCATTCAATCACTCCATTCATTCCGTAGTTATTTGGTCCTTTGTAATCTCTTGACATAATCGCTGCGGAAACATCAATCACGGATGCCGTAGGCTCTATGTTTTTATCCACCATTCCTTTTAACAACAAGGTTTCCATCTGACCGCAAGTTTGATATTCCGCAGTCATATCTTGCCTTGATACAGTTTGCAACTTCTCTTTGCTGCGGCTTATTGATTGTTCCGTCAACGCAAGTCTGTCTGCCTGCCTGTCTGTCTGTCTGTCTGTCTGTCAAAATTGTGTTGTGGTAATGTGCCATTGTCAATAAGCTGTTTTATCAGCTTGTCAGCCTTTTCATTGTTGATGTAATACTTTTCATCTACATTATCCTCGAGATAGTCTTTTAACTTCTTTTTGAGTGGTATGGGCTGTGGGAAATGGTAATTGTACTCACCCAGGAATGAAAACATAAAACATCTTTCACGATTTTGCGCTACACCATAATTTTTAGCATTTAAATCTTGATAGTAATTTGTGTAGCCTAGGCTTTCAAGGAAGTCTAGCCACTTTCTAAAGTCAGGCATATTATCCTGACTATGTACTTGTGGCACGTTCTCCATGAATAAAATCTGTGGCAATTCTCCGTTGCTATTTCTGATTTCTGTTAAAATCCTCTCAACTTCCCACAACAGACCGCTTCTTGTACCACTACCCTTAGACATTCCGGCTTGTTTTCCGGCAACTGATAAATCCGTACAAGGGAATGAGTAAGTAAGTAAGTAAGTGAATGCATTTGTGTCGCAAATATTCAAATCTTCTGCATGAACCTTAGTTATATCCATTGTAGGAAAATCTGTGCCATGCACTGCGTTATAGCTTGCTATGGCATACTTATCAAACTCCACAACTCTGTAATGTTCAAACTTAGCACCTATTCTCTTTAATGCCATTGCCTGACTGCCGTAGCCGGCAAATAATTCTATCAAGCGGATAGGCTTTGTTATGCTAATTGGTTCTCTTGTGAAGTCAAATAAAGACATTTGATTATCACAAGAGTAATTGTCAAAATTCATTTTCTCTTACCAAAAGGAAACCTCGGTTTTATGTCGCGACAACCTCTTCCTTTCTGATAAATTAATTAATGTTTAATATTTTCGCTACACCACTGCTCTTGTATATCATCATCGGTCTTATCTCGTCCGTGAATGTCGTACCATGCAAGTGCTACCTCTGTCAGACCGATTATGTCGAATACTATGAGTACAGTGTATACTACTGTTGTTATGCCGGTCATTCTGTATCACCCCAATCGAATTTTTGACCACAATTCATGCAATGAAAGTAGAAAGTCTTATTATCAGCCGGTATTCTGTCTGTCAAAATTTCTCCACATTTCGGACAGCACAAGTACTGCTCTTCCAAATTTTCAAAATACTGCTTCATGATAGGTTTCTTTGGGATTTGCTTTTCTATTGCTGATATTGCAAATCTAATTGCTTCTAAAACGTTGTAATCAGGGTATGGCTTCCATCTTTCTTTTAGATACTCAAAATGCATTCGCAAAAATTCAATTGCCTTTTTCGCTGTCATATTATCCCTCACTTTCCAATAGCTCCGAATTGCCAAATCTGTTACCATTAACTTCAATTGTGCTTCCATAGCATTCTTCAAACTCAGATTTGTGACCGTCTGCATCTTCAACATTCCAACACATATCCTCTTGATTCCAGATAATCTCGTAAAAAGCTCTTTCGTCAGAATCCCATACAATATCATTTTCATAAATTAGCTTGCCATTCTTGTCTTGCGAACCTATGCATCGGCAGATTGTGGATGTGTCTATTTCAATAGCATATAAATCAGATGCATAACTTGGAACTATATAGTATTTTTCTTTTCCTGTATGTCCATATCTTATAATGTAGCCAACAACCCATTCTCCGTCACTAATCTTCTTTGCCTTGGATAAATATCTATCTTCCATTTTCTCCACCTCTCAATTCTTTCAGTTTTGCTTTGGCTTTTTCTTTTGTGGAAAAATACTTGCAATTTTCCTTATCAATATCCTCAATCTCGTATATCGCAAGCTCCCTTATAGGTCTTTTCATAACCATTGCATACTTAGGATTGTTTATATCAATAACGAAATACACATCTTTGCAAGGTAATTTAACAAGTCTGTCCTGTTCCTCTAAGTGCTGATACTCTTTGGATTTTTCAAGCCATTCGGCTAACTGCTCGCAATCTTCTGCACTTTTAATGCAAACAGCGCGCATAGGATTATTTATATCAAAGAAATCTGCATGATAACGATGCTTTTTAGCTGATTCTTGCGCACGTTCTATAAATTCATCAATATTCATTACTGCTCCTTTCTGGAAGTTTAGCTAGTTTCCATGGTGTACACCTATCGCCACTCCACGATGTTGTTCCGTTGCTCCAAGCATAAACGCCCCCATTCTCATATTTCGCAAAATATCTTTTACCCCACTCGGAAAAACTGTTATCTCTTACCAGTATTGGTGTATCAACTGCAACTTTTGACCAGTCAACAGGCGGCTCGACATATTCACTATTCGCCCATTTTTCCGTTTTATCCCCGCAATAGACATAACTGTGAGTATTGAATAAACAATCTTTACACTCTAATTCATAGCACGCTATCGGCTCTAATGTTGCTTTGTTAACTGCTATTTTGCTACCACCACAAGCAATGTCTAAAATCTGTTCTGCAAACTTCTCTCTATTTGTCATTGTTTGATACTCCTTTCCCATAATCCGGCATATGCTTAAACCTCTCATATGCCTTATCGTCTCTGTACTTTTCCATGTAGGCTTTTTGTCTATCGTCTCTCATCTGCTTTATGTGAGCATTTTGAGTACTGTCGTTATCCCATGCGTAAGTCATTAATCAATCACCTTTATGTACCTTTCATCAACGTAATTAACTCCATCAGCAAGGCATTGCGCCACCTTTGGTAATGTCAGACCGAATTGATTAAATTTATACAACGTGTCGATTAAGTCCCTAAATTCTGCGATAAACTCTTTGATTTCTCTAACTGACAATTTAAACATCAATTTAAGTGCCGTACATGCTAAAACTATGTAGCTGTATGCCGTGTCATTTAAAAGCTGTCTCGTGTCGTTTATCGTAAGTGGATTATTCCTTTGGTAAATCCTAATCAACTGTTGCATTGGGATTAAATTAATCTCTTTCTGCACATCAATGCCGTATCTAACTTTCAAAAGTTCAGCAAGTGTTTCAGTTTTCATTTCATTTTCGGTCTGTGCCCTTTCAAGGTACTCATTTATGGTTCTTTCAAGCCTTACAATGCGCTTATTACCAAATCCATGATGTAAATACAGTACATAGTAGCCTAAATCCATAAAGTCTGTGAAAGACCGCCTTACGAGCTTTCTACGGTTATTGCTGTTTTTCAGCGTAACTCTCTCTGATTTTGTCCATGTAAAATCCGGCTCTTTGTGCTTTTTCTTTGGTTTCAGTTTGTTGCTCATATTTTTTCATTCTTTCTTCAAGTTCTCGTTTTGTCCTGATAAAACAGGCTTCGGTAGTTTCTTCTGTGACTTTTACAATCTCTTTACCACGCCACCGGATGGTTATTTTTGCTTCCTTGCTATTGGTTTTGTAAATCATTTGCAAGTCATATTTCCTTTGCAGTGGCCGGTAAAACTCGTAAAAATCTTTCAAGGCGTCCATTGTGGACTCCTTTCTTTTATCTTCTGTCGTGCCAAGTTTGCCTTTTCGCAAGTCGCATTCTTAACGTTCTGCTGATAGTGCTTTTCACAAACCTTATATCCGGGTTTTACCGGATTATCACAGAAAAAACATAGTCCTTGTTCATATCTGCCGGTTCTTTCAGGCATTTTAACGCGTGCTCTTCTCATTGTTTCCCGGCAAAATGTGCAAGTGGTATGTCCCGGGTCTGCTTTCCTTTTACGACATCGTGTACATATGCCATTTGCCTTGTCTTTTTCGTATCGTGCTTTTCGCCATACTTTTTGTCGCTCGTTGTATTTTTTTACATCAGCAGTGCGTATCTTCGACATAGCTTCGGCTGATTTTGCCCTACACTCAACACAACTTTTTTCGTCACCATATAGCAAGTTCTTGCCACACCTAGGGCAGACCCCAACCGCCTGTAATTTTTTATAAAGTTCTCGGCCATATGCTGTACGTTTGCTGTTACATGCCGTACAAACCACACCTTCTCTATCAAGTGGTTTTCCGCAAAGCACGCAAAGGTTACTGGCTTTTCGTTCTTCATATCTCTGCCTTGAATACTTGTCTTTTATCATTTTTCACTAGGAGTAAAGCCAGCTTTAATTGTGCGCACAAACCTCTTTCCTCCTATCTTTTCATCTGCTCGATGCGTTCCTTAATTTCTTTTGGCATTGGAATGCCTTTAATTGGCTTATTTTGGCTTTTATTATCTTCAAGCGATAATTTTATCGTCTGTTGATTTTTAGAGCCGATTTGAGCCGAATACGAGCTTTTATTGGCACTTTCAATCAATGCCTTTATATCCTTTGGCATTTTTTGATATTCCTTTGCTCGATTAACGACTGTCCTGTAGGTTCTCATAAAGTTCGACTGCACTACGTTTTCAATGCTCTTGCTGTCTGTCAGCGCCCAATTCCGCAAGTTATCTGGACTCCCGACAGCCTTTTGCACGAGTGGTGGTAACTTGTTAAATTCTTCAACTGCACCATAATAGCCATTTCGTATTGCCCTGCTAACAAGGAACCATGCTTCCATCTCGTTTAGTTCCTGTGGATTCTGAATGGTGTATATTGTATTTATCAACTGCCCTATGCTTGGTGCAAAACCACTTGTATCGGATGTTATGTAGGCTCTCAAACCCATTTGCACAACGTTGTAATCCATATCCTTAAGCATCGTATACCACGTATCAACTGCCACTGTTTTATCCGGTGGTTTAAAATTCGGATATGCCGACTGGATAACCATTAAGAGTTTAATTGTTTCATCTCTTGTCATTAAGCATTTCTCCATTCATCAAACACATTTTCTTTATTTTCCTGTTTTCGACTTCTTTCCCAGGTCCGGACTGCTGCTTTCCAGTCTTTCATTTTGTTTTTGCCAATCATCCAGCCTTTGGATTCATAAAAATCAATAAATGATTGAGCATCAATGTTATTGTTTCTCTCAATGCAGTACTGCTCGACTTCTTCAACACTTGGGGGGATAAAGCGTTTTGCTTTTTCCCCTCTCACACTCTCCCCTTTACTATCCTTAACTATACTATCCTCTCCTAACCTAACCTTACCTATACTATTCTTACCTACGGATACATCTTGTATACACTTTGTATACATCTTGCTTTCGTCAAGCGTGTATGCTTTGTTTTTCTTGACTCCAAGCATGGATTTTTCGTCTACATAATCAGTAGGTCTGTATCTGTCGGACTGTATGTAATTGTGCATTTTCCAGTGCTTAATAACGATAATTCCGCTTTCAAATAAGATTACAAACGATTTTGCAATCAACAGTTTAAAATCATCATCACTAGCACCGCACATACGCTGAATTTTCTTAGGATTATTAACAAATCCGTCATCGTCAGCATTCATGGATAGGTGAAAGTAAAGCATTTGAGTACTGCTTGGCATATCGAGAAAAGCGTCACTTTCAGTTATTTTCTTAGCAAACATTCTACGTTCTGCCATTTAATTAATCTCCTATTTTCTTCAAGTTTCGATTGATGTATTTTAATCTTTTCCCTCGTGGTTTATATTGTTATACCTTTTTCTCAACGTGTTCTGCACCTTATTCATTCCCTTAATGCCACCAACAATAAAAGCTATCCCTGCTCTATTTTCCGTTGCCTTTGTTTCTGCCTCCATGTCGTGCAGTCCGTATTCAACCTGAATAATTTCATTTGCAGTAATTCTTTTCAGAATTTCTTCACATTTCTTTTTACTCAAAATCTTCATTCTGAATCGCCTACTTTCTTATCTCCAATTAGTCCCAATAGTTCCATCGGGATGAATAATAATATTTGAGTATCCATCTTTGTAATCGTTGTTTCTCTGCTGCCACATATCTCCTAATGTCAATCTTGCATGTTTTCCCATATAGTCAAATGTTGCATATACAAAGAAATCGCCAATCCTAAAGGTATGAATATCAATATCATCATTATTCTGTAAATCATTCCATATTTTTACAGAATAATCTTTCCTTTCAAGTCCGCTTAAAAATCTGAATGAAAAATTATCGGCCTCCATTTCCATGAAACCTTTAATATACTCAATCGTTGGATTTTCGATTACTGTCTGAACTGTGCAATCAGGGAAATCACTAGGGCTTTTATGCACATAATCGTTATAAGATAAGTTGATATGTGCTAATCCGTTAAGTTCCTTTGAATATCCAGTGGTATTAATTGAGCAAAACACATTATTGCTATGTTTTTTGTATGTATCAATAAGTTCTGAAACATGGTTAGGATATAGCCCCGGCTCTCCGCCTGTAATTGTAAGTCTCGCATTGGGGTGTTCCGACAATATCTTTTTTAACGACTCAATCTGTGCCTTAAAATTATTATCGCCTTGCATAGGGTTCTTCCTCTCTAAGCAGAACGGACAGTTATAAGGACATTCCTGTGTTAATATCAACTGTACATTTATTCGATAATATAAAGACCTACCAAGAGATGTTTCATCCGTTCTATTCGCAAGCCTGTACTGTAAATCGTTTTGCATTTCAACTCTTATATCATCGTAAGTGTTAAAATGCGGAATTTTGTGTAACTTACTGCTCATTGTTCTCACCGCTTTCAATAAAAATTAAACATGTTTTCCACAATAAGGACAAAATCTCATATCCTCGCTTAAAGTATTATTGCTTTTCAAATATGTACTATCCGTTGCACCTAAATATTCATTGCAGTTGGAGCAATAACACCTAGTTATGTACTCGTCATGTTGCGCACTGCAAGACGAATACTCGTCCAAAACTCTTTTTTTAATCATCATTATTATTTACCTCGCAATTCCCAATATTGATTAAATCCATAAACTTCTCATACTGTTTCTGTGATACTTTGTTATGCTCTTTTTCTGGCTTTAAGCGGATTATAAGGTGCTTTTCTGCGATAGAGGATAATTCCCTTGCTAACACCTTTTTGCCTTGCTGTATGCCTTGCATATAGCCTTTAGGTGCTTTTCTCTCACCTATTGAACCACTAGCTCGATTTTCTCCTTGACCGCCTAAACTGACATTCCTAAGCTGATATCCCTTATCAGCATATAGCTTGATGTAATACTTCTCCTTTTCGTCAAGCTGACTTTCGGGGAAATTCAGGAATTCAACTCGCCAACCATAAGGGTTTTTCTCTTTGTCATACAGCTTGTGGCGTTTCAAACTAAGGTCTATGTGCTGTTCATATCCCACAAGGTGGCTTGCCAATCTGCTAAGTGTATGTACCGCCTGTCCGATATAAGCGTACTTAAATCCGTTTTCATCTTCTCGGAGTAGGAAGTAAATCCCACTCCTGTCATTCAGCTTTGGATTCAGCTTTAATAACCGCTTTTTATTCTCCTGTTCTATTGCCTTGGCTCTTGCTATGTTCTGATAATTCAATGTTTCCACCTCTCTTTACAATATCAATTGCCTTGTCAATTTCAATCGCTGCTCTTTCCCCCATCAGACTTCCATCCTCTCTGTAGTTCGGATTCTTTTCTTTCTCTAACCGCTCCACAACCTTATCTACATCATAAGCGGTCGGATATTTATCCAGTAATAGCAATACTGTATTTGTATTGAGTAAAGTTCCATTGCTTAAAGTAACCGATTTTAAATCTTTCTTTAGTGCATCCGCGTCAATCAATCCCATACTTCCACCTCTTTAGTTAAATGGTAATTCCTCGTCAATACCATCAGGGATTGACATAAAGCTATCATCAGGCTTTGGCTGTGGTTCTGCACTGCCGCCACTTGAATTTTTACTGTCGCAAAATTCCAACTTAGATATGTTGCAATCGTTAGTGTAGACTGTGTTTCCGTCTCTATTCTTGTAACTGCCTGTAGTCCACTCACCGATAACTGCTATCTTTGAACCTTTGAATACGTGCTTTTCTACTGTTTCAGCAATCTTGCCAAAAGCCACGCAGTTAATAAAATTTGCCTTATCGTCTTTCTTCTTAAAATTCTTGTCAACGGCAAGTGTAAATCTTGCTATTGCCATTGCATTTTCGCCCTGTGAATATCTAATCTCAGGGTCCCTAGTTAATCTGCCGATTAATGTTACAATGTTCATTATTTTTCCTCACTTTCTACTAACTCAAGTCTGTATTTCTGTTCTGCATTAGGATATTTTCCCTTTTCAGAATTATATATTTATTATTTACATCTTGATTTTATATACCCTAATTGGTTGTCCTTCACTTTTATCGCTTTCTTGCGGGTAATATGTATTACCAATCCATTCAAATTTTAAATATACTAATTCAAAATCATTTTTTTCAATACTGCATTCTTTAGGCAATCCATGAAAAATTTTACTATGGTTAAAACAAGTCTCTACATCATTATCCTTATACCAATTCATATTTATTAAAAATTGTGTTTTATCATTACTGATACCGCTATAAAAGTTTCTCATTCACGCCTCCCTGTCCAAAAGAAACTCTTGGCATATAATCTCCTTTCTAAAAAGGGCACTCATTAGGATTAGCAAGTAGCCATTCCTTGTTACGCTCTGCAACATCCACATTTGCCCCATAAGCAACTTTTTTCATCTTCTCGATAAAACTATCACTATCAGCGTTTTCACTTGATAAATGGCACATTATGACGTTCTGCAAGCCATCTGAATAATTTGTCTTAACAAAATCGCAAGCAGTGTCAATGGATAAGTGACCTCTGAAAACGTGATTAGCTTTACTTTGGTTATCCCTGTCGATTAAATCCTTGTCATAATTCACGCCTAAGAGAATGTGGTTTATGTCTTTAAATCTCCACTTGACAACCTCGCAATCGGTTATGTAAAGCATTCTTCCCATTTCCTTGTGAGTAATCAGAAATCCGAATATCGGGCAAGGTTCGCCATTTGCGTTTGTATGTGTCCAGCTTCCGTCTATTGTTGTTAGTTTAAATGCCTGTACTCTAAAATCTCCATTACCAATTTTCATAGGTTTTTTGCTTATGTATGGTACAAATACGGGAATACCCATAGTTTCAAAATCTTTTACTGACTTGCTATGGTCAAGGTGTTTATGGGTGCATAACACACCCACAACATCTTTAATGTTCCAATCTAAGCCTTTTTTAATCTCCTTAATCGGCATTCCGCAATCAAGGATAAGTGTTTCTCCACTGTCGGAAGTTAGCAGATAGCAATTTCCGGCTGATGATGAGCCTAAACATTTTAATCTCATACTCACGCCTCGATTTCATCATCCTGTGGGAACTGAAAGTACTCTGTTGTAGCTTTCTGAAATTGTTCCTCACTCAAAATACTCTGTACTTCTTCGAAACGCTTTGAACCGGCTGTGCAATGATAAAACGCATTATTTTCATATACTTTTCTAAGCATTTCCATAGCCTTAATTGCCTTTGTTTTGGTGGAATAGGTTGCTATAAGGCTGTTCATAAACACTTCCGGTGGCTCTGCGACATTTTTAACTGCAACAATTCCAAAATTCCCACCGCCACTATTTAATATTGAAAAAACAAAATCTTCATAAGGAACATCTATTGTTCCGTCCTGTGAAATTACTCTCATATCAGTTCTCCTCACTCTGCATAAATTCCGGTAGCTCCTCTGACTGCTTGTCGGCTGTGTCGGTCGGCTCTACATCAATTATGTTGTCCTCGTCAAAATCTACTGTGTTTGCATTCTGCTCAATGTCATAGGCAACATCCTGTTCAAGCATTTCATCGTGGCTGATTTCCTCGTAATCATCTTCTTTACCAAAACCGCTGTGAGTATTGTTTATAGCTTTGAGAAGTCTGTTCTTAACAGTTTTCATGGCCATCTGGTCTGCAAATTTCTGATGAACTCCGTTTCCATTCTCCTTATATCCAAATCCCTGTTTCCAAGCTGTCTTTATCTGCTTGATAGTCATAACTTCTGTTTTAACAGTTCCATCTTTCATAACTGCAACCGCATAAGCACCCTTAATCTTGTCATTGTCAATATTGTCAATTTCCTGTGTGTGTTCTACGATTGTTTTCTTTCCGTTCTTGATTGTGTAGCTAAACTTATCGCCCTCGTAGACAACTTCTGCGTTAATATCAGCAAGTCCATATCTTCTAGCAACGCAAGTTGCACCATAAACAGACGGCTGACAGCTTAATTTGCCCGCATAAGCGACTGGGTAGCACTGCTTCTTTCTTATTGATAATCCGTCTGTTACCATTTCGATAAGCGCATTTTCAATACTTGCCCTTGTACAACTCTGTAATACAGGCTTCTTATTCATATCCTGTGTGTCCTGTAAGATAAGCATTGCTGACATAAGCTCGTTTGTGTAGTTATAATCTTTAGGAAATGTTAAGCCAAACTTCTCTTTTTGCTTAATTTTTACAACCATTCCCTCTGTAAAATCTTTTGCTACAAGCTCTCTGCTTTCAGCTTCTTTCTTTTCCACAACTGCTGTATTCTCTGCCATAATTAATCCTCCTAAATCTCATTAAATACCTGAACCGCAAACAGTTCATTAGGCGTCTGTTTGAATAGAACTCCGTCAGATATGACTGTATACATATATCCGTCATACTTAAGTTCTACAGTATGCTTTTTGCCACCCATATAATAATTTCTCTTCTTAATACTCATTTCTATTCCTCACTTTCTTCAAACTCTTTTAACTGTTCTGCCAACTTCTTACACTCTTCCGCAACATATTCTTCTGTTCTGATAATATCGCCCTCAATCGGGTACATATCGTTGATTTGCTTCTGCATTTTAAGTTGCTCTGCCTGTTTGGGGAACTTCTCTATTGCATAGCTCAAATCTGCTTTATCTCCTGCGTGTCCGCAGTCAAAACCAAACCACCATAAATCACTTTCTATTGGATAGTTTGAATTTTCTCCGCCATCCGCAAAGGTAATACCGCCGTGACACTGAAAATATGCATCAATGCGGATTCTTTCATCTTTATCAAGGCAGGCAAGCAACAAAGGAAAAACACCTTTTACCTCTCTATCTCCAAGGTCAGACTTCTTTATTTCAAGATGTTCGTCATATCCTTTTTCATACAACGGATGTTCCTTTGGAATCCCAACATATCCGCATCTGTGTCCCATGCGTGTAAATACCACAACACATTTATATCCTGCGTGTTCAAACTCTCGTTCTACAATATATCTATCATTCGTCATATCACACCGCCTCAATCACAAGCTCTTTGTCCTGTGTATGCTTCAACATAATCAGCTGGTTATCAATCTGTGGTATTCTCCAATCGTCAACGCTCTCCGTATCATCAATAATAATTGGGAAATTAACGTTTGCCACTTTCTGAAAAGCTCGGCATATATCAACTTCTGTCAGCATCCTTGCACCATGATTGAGGTTTCTTGCATATGCTTCACCATTGTAAACAAAGTCGCAGCACTCCTCGGTATCACCATTTAAGAGCGGTCTAAACAGCTTTGCTGTAGCAAAATTCAGATACTTATTAACATCAGCCTGTAAAAGCTCATTTTTCTTGCGAGTAAACTCTTTCAGCAAGTCAAGCTTTCTCTCCCAATCAGCAATCTGCTGATTAAGGTTGGTACGCTCATTTTCTTTATCTGCAATATCATTGTCGATACTCTGATTATTTTTGTTGCCATCTTCAATCCTTGTATCTACAGCCGATATTTTTCTGATAAGTTCCGCTCTCTCCTGCTCAAGTCCTCTCTTGATGTCTGCAAAAGCATTTTCTTCTGACAAAGACTTTTCTTTTTCCTCGATTTCCTTAGTCAGCGCAACATATTCAGTGTTTGCACTCATGTCCACTTCTGTAGGTACTTTGTCGTACTCCTGTTTGACAACTTTCTGCTTCTCTGTAATCTCTTTAAGCTCCACTCTACAATCAGAAATATCTTTTTCAGCAGTCTTTATGTCGCTCTCAAAGGTCTTAATATTGTCGCTCAAGAGATTCCCTTTGTCGGTAATTTTTTCAAGGTTAGCTTTCTTTTTGGCTTCAAAATCATTTCTCAGGGCTTCTATCTTATCCTCTGGCAACTTCTGACCGCACATAGGACAATCGGTGTCGGTTTCATCAAATACAAGCTGATTTGCCTTATTCCATTCAGCACGAGTGCTATCAAGTTCCGTTTTCATCTGTGCTACACTTCTTTCAAGTGTTTCTTTTGACTGCTCCTTTGAGGATATATCAGCTTCCAATCTTGATTTCTGTTGCTCAAAATCATGTAGCTGTGCCGTAAGTTCACGTCTCTTCTTTTCGTTCCCTGCATTGGCTTCACGTTCCATATCGCCCTGCTTGAATTTAAGTTGTAAAATTCCGTCTGTAATTGCCTGCCGCTCCTCAAGAAATTTGTTATTGTCAGCCAACTTGTCCTCAATTTCCTTAAGCTGTGGCTCATAGGATTTTTTCTGTATTTCAAGCTCTGCAAGGTCAACATAGCTTCTCGTAGAACGGATAGTGTCAATGGCTGTGGAAATATCGTCTCTCTCCTTAATCAGTCCTTTACTGCCGTTTCTGCCGCCTGTGCCGTTTAGCTTGCCACGACATACTTTTTTAAGCTGGTCAACGTCTCCATCATCAAACATCGGCTTAAGTTCAGCAAACTGTGGAAACATACCGCAGATTGCTTCATCAGTACGTGTACCAAAATAGCTTGCCAATGCTAATCTCTGCTCTGCCTGTGACTTGTTAAGCAACGTCATGGCGTTTAAGCAAAATGGTAATGCTCCAAGCTCTGCTATGTTGTCATTGATGTACTGATTGTAGTCAGCCATTTTATACGGCACGTCATTGATTGAGTAATCAGTAACACTGCCTGTAATCTCACCCTTTTTGTTGCGTTTCTGCCTTGTAACCTTTTCCAGAGTCTTTTCTTTTCCGTCAATCTCAAATGTGACACTCCTTACAATGTCAACATCGTCAATCTCGACTCCGTTTTCATCATGTGGTCTTATGCCTGTAATCTCTCTGTCGTTCTCGTCATGACAATTCAGCACATCAAGGATGATTCTCTTAACTGTCGATTTGCCGACTTCATTCTGACCGGATAACACAGTTTTCATTGAAAAATCTGTGTCTAATGTGTTTTTGCCGTAGAATTTACAAAAATTCTGTGCAAAAATATGTGTAATCTTCATTGCGTTTCCTCTCTTTCTATTTGTTTATGGTTTTTAGAATTAAATTTCCGTGTAGGCTTGATTTTTTAACTACTCTTAGGTATGAGTCTGATTCCGATACAAAAAGCCACTCACTCGCCACGTAATGAGCCTTGTCGAGCAATAGCTTCTGCTCTCTAGTCAGTGGTTTGAGCTTGTATCTCGTATCGCCCAGCTTAATTCGTCTTACATTGTCGCTCATTCAGTTTCTCCATTTCTTTATCTAGTAACGCTTGAAAGTCAAATGATTTGTCTTTGTGCCGTTTAGCTCGATATAGTTCTTGTAGGTAATCGTTAGCACTCTGACGCTTCAATTGGCTACCAATCGCAGTAGACGTCAAGATTTCCATTTCCACTCCCTTCGTCATATACAATCCCTTGTATGCCAACAGGAGTATCAACTACAGTTCCGTGTGGTAAATCATCACTTGCAATTACTACATACTCGTTTTCATCTACAACAAGTCCATATTTGTTTAGATGTCTGCCCGGAATATTAAGTCCACCACCAGGTAACACTCTCTGCGAGTACCACGTATATGTGTAATTGCCATATCTGACTCGCCCCAGCTTCCTAAACCGGCTACAACTGTATTTCTTACGGCAAGTTGGAACTGTTGGCTCCTCATAGGTCTGCTCAACTACAACCGGCTCATTCTGAACTACTGTCGGTTCAATCTTCCCTAGCATTACGCTATTTAAATAGGAAGTAACGCCGGCTGTCAGTTCAATTTTGCTATCTGCTTTCACTGTTGGCTTTAAGGTCATAATTCCAATTATTAAAGTCGATAACATCAACATCAGTTTTCTTTTTCTCATGCGGTTCGCCCTCCTCTATGAGACATATTGCAATCAGTATCAGCCAAAATACTGTTACGATTGCCCCAACGATAATACTTGCTGTCTTAATTCCGTATGCCACCGATAATCCAAGGAAAAATGCAAATGCCATAGCCCCTAAAATCGAATAGCCACAGCCTGTATAGAATTTCTCTTTTAAAGTTCTTTTTCTCATACAATCACTCTCCGTTCTGTGCAAGGAATTTATTTACAAAATAAACTTGTCCTTTGCCTGTAACTTTTGTTGTCTTTGTTTCAAGAGGTAGCCTGTCACCTCTTTCAACAGTTCGTATAACAACTTCAAACAATCCCATTTCCATTGCTTTTTGAGTCGGAGCTGTCGAGCCTTGACAAACATATCCATTTTCACGTAACCACTTATAAAGTCGCTTCTCTCCGATTTTTACCCCATTCTGTCTTATCAATTTTGCAACATCTCTTACCAGCAATGATGTTTCACTAGCTGATACTGCGTCAGCAAAAATCTCTTTAGGCTTCATGCGAGCATTATCTTCGATTAGCTTAGTGTTATCGGACTTAAGGCTATCAATAGTCTTATTGGCTATCTTCAATGCCCTAGCCATTACCTGTTCGGGTGTGTTCCATGCTTTCTCCAAGTCGATGAGATATTGTCGGCACTGCTTACCTTTTTCGGTTCTGCTCATAAGGCAGATATGCTTTGCCATATCAACTGTCATGTTGTAGTCCTGTAACTCTTTCTCACCGCCATATTGATTGCTCTGTACCTTAAGGTACGCACCTTTGTAATCCTCACCCTCAATAAAGGTATTTGAGTAAGTTTCAAACCATGCGGAAAATCTCTTGCTGACCTCGAGTGCATTATGTAGTTCTCTTGCCGATACCATTTGAGTATCAACATCAACTTTTAAAATCTCATTCATGCTTCTACCTCGCTTTCCTCTGCGTCAGACTCAAACAAGGATTCTGCAATATCGCAATCATCAGTTCCATATTTGTTGCATATTTCGTCTAGGAATATCGACTCTGCTATGTCATATTCAATTTGATTTTCTGACATGATTTCTGCGATTCGTTGTTCTCTTGCGTTCATGTTTTCTCCTTTCTGTGTTATAATCTCCTCATTAGATAATAAGGAGGTGAAACAAATGTCTCATGATGAAATTCATGATTTGGCAATCGTATATGCAAATTCAAAGTTAGCCGAATACCAAATAGACAGCCGTAGTGCCGTAATGTGTGGCAATACTGAAATGTCTGTTGAGGAAATTCAGTATCTTAAATCTGCTTATCAGTTTGCACTAAATCATCTGACTGAATAGGTGTATATCTTTCGCCTTTCAGCGCATGAGAAACAGCATTGCAAATATTAAGGTGATGTTTCTCATCATTGTTTATGGACTTCTCAATCTTTTTTAAAGTACCATCAATGCTTTTTAAAGTTTTGAGAAGTTCTTTTTCGTACTGTGATTGCATTTTTTATCTCCTTTCTCTCTAATCCACGAAACTCTCAACCGGTTCGCCAAGATAGCTTGCAATTTTAATCATGGTGTCTAATTTGGGCTTGCTTTTATCTCTCTTCCAGTCTGAAAGCAACATGGGTGAAAAGTTCAAGTCTGTTGCTACCCGGTATGATGTGATACCCTTTTTCTTCAAAATTTGCTCAAATCTTGAATATGATTGAGCATATTTCTTAGAATTATTCATTTTTTGCGCTCCTTTCCTTAAAAATATATTGATTTTATTAAGGAAATCCGTTATAATGAAACTTACCAAGACAACAAAATAACAAAATTAAAACCTAGGTTTTAAGGATTCCCTTAATCTAGGTCTAGTATATTATGGTTTTCTTTAATTGTCAAGCATTATTTTAAAGTTTTCCATAATAATTTATGAGGGATTTTTTATGTACGAATACTATCAGAAATTACTAGACGAAAAAGGCTTGAAAAATGCCGATGTTTCAAGAGCTACAGGCATTTCAAACATGACTCTATCTGATTGGAAAAGAGGAAAGAGTGAGCCGAAAACTAAAAATATGCAGAAAATTGCTGATTTTTTGGGAACTACCTTGTCGTATCTAGTTACAGGTGAAGAAAGTAATCCTATATTTGAACAAGCAAATATAGATTATGAACTTTCAAATATAGACAGCAAGCTCAAAGATTACGTATTTAAGTTATCTAAATTGTCGGATAAAGAGCAAGAAAATATTATGAATTTAATAGATATGATGTATGAAAAATACTCAAAATAAATTAAATTAATAAGAAAGGTGGTATTTTATTATGAGTAAAACTGTTAAATGTCCTAAATGGGGTTGTGATGGCGTTGGCATACCTGTTGATACCAAGAAAAAATTTTCATTCGGCAAAGCACTTGTTGGTAACACAGTAGGTGGTCTCTTCGGACCTGTCGGTGCCGTTGTTGGTACTGCTACCGGAATTAAAGGCAAGAGCGGCAAAACAAAATTTGTGTGTTCAAAGTGCGGTAACGTTTGGGAAAAGAAAATATAACCACAAGGCAGAGTTTTTACTCTGCCTCTATTTTTCCTTTAATAAATATGTACAAGTACAGTAACAGGTCTTTATCTTCCACATTCTCAATCATTTTAATTATTTCATCCTTATATTCCATACAATGCCACCTCCGATACATCAATTATAGAACATTTGTTCTTAAACGTCAATATTAGGACGGCAGATTTTTCCACCGCCCTACCGAAACTTGAAGAGTTCTCTTATTTGAGAACATCATTACTGTAGCACTCTAAAGTGTTTTATTATGTCGAATATTGACAATAGGGATTGTAAATAGTAAAATAGCAAAAAAGAACTAGAAGGGGGATTTTTATATGAAAAGATATAGAGAATACTGCATTAACAATCATTATGTTAATATCGGTGATTTAGATAGGCATTATCAAGGTAATATGGAAATGGTCTGCAGGTACATCGAGAGCAATTATCTCGTTGACCGCAAGACTTCAAGTTATTATGTAAATTTATACATACAAGATAAGCCATTTAAAAAGAAAGATTCTGTATTAAGCACAATAGCTATTTGCTTTTGCCTGCCACTTGTACTATGCGCACCGCTTTTTCTTGATGTAATATGTATCGTAACAGCGCTGACGCTTGCTATCATTGATTTAGCTCTTAAGAGTTCAGAACAAATTCCAAGGCGCCATGTAGGTTCGATTGTTGCTATTGTGATATGTGTTCTTTCTGCTTTAGGATTGATTTTTGTAGACCATTCAAGTACTGATACCGCTAAAAGCGAAAAGAAGCCCAATGAGCAAATTGAAAGCGAGATAGAAACCGAGACAGAGGGCGATTCCTCACAAGGTTATCAAAAAATTGAGGCTCGTGTCGGAGAGGGAATAACTTATCAAGACAACGTAAATGTAGCTTTAACTAATTTTTATGAAAATACGAATTATGATTATGAAAAGCCTAAAAGTGGATATAAATATGTTACTTTTAGCTTTCAAGTAGTGAATAATAGTGACGAAACATTTAGTTTCTCTTACACTAATGCAACTGGATATGCTGATAACGTGCAAGTCGAAAACATGCTTTATTTGACCGACAGCTCTTCAATTTTAGAGCTTTCGCCGGGTAGAACCGGAAATGTCGATATATCATTTGAAGTTCCAACAAACGCGCAAAGTATTGAAATGGATTACAATTTCAATCCATTCGCAGATGATGTCGGAGTGTTTATAGGACAATAATCAGAGAGGGAAAATTCCCTCTCTTTTTTATTCTAGTCGTGAAGTAATGTACTCATATTCCTCTTGCGATATTTTACCGCTTGCTACTCTGTCGAGTAGTTCTTCCTTGGTTACTCTGCCACTCTCATATAGCCTTTTAAGGCTTTCTACTAAAATTCTCATATTAAAGCACCCCCTCATCCATTAACTGCCTTGTGTAGTTGTCTATTGCCTCCTCATCAGAGTGTTCGTTAATCTCTTTTGCCTGCTCCATTGCGATAAGATACTGTGAGTATTCATCCTGTGTCAGCTCACGTTCATCGTACTCCCAATGCTTAGGCTTGTAGGTAAAATCATCCTCGTTTCCCGTCGCTTCAACCAGCTTAATGTTTTTTCGCTGATAAACGATGTTTGGAGAAGATGTTGTGTCAATATCAAGCGGCTTGTCCGATTGCATACTTTCTACGAGCTTGTATTCTGTCATATTCAATGCGCCTTACCTTTCTGTTTATTACTAAAATTTTAATATGTTCCCTGTTGCAAGTTATTTGTAGGAAAGAGAAGCCCCGACGTTCCACCTCGCGAGACCAGCCACGTCGTTCAAGTCCACGAAGAACGCGCCACAAGGACGGCCGGCGCTCAGGGGGCCACCGAAAAGAGCAAAGGCTATAATTGCAATGTTAAACCAACAACCATCAGGATAATAGGTCGATGATGAGCCTGTAATTGATATTGGAAACATGCCTAATGCTGTATACAGCATATCTTTAATATATCCACCCGATGTACCACTAGGAGTTGAATTGGGTATCTCAATATATCCTGTTCCGTCAGTGTTGTAGTTGGTTGCTTTACTTCCATCCTTTGTTGACGGAGATAGCTTAACTTTTGCTGTACCATTAGCAAGGATGAGTCCGGCTGTTCTTCGCCACTGATTGCCATAATAATTCTCCATACCAAATACTTTAACTCCGGCTTTTCCGGCATTTTCGCCCCAAAACAGTCCTTTGCCGTTCATTGTACCGGTTTGAAGTAATAAATTTTCATCACTGGCATTTTCACTCATGCCTCGTCCGAATACATCTTGCGTATCGGTAGATTTTCCCATGATGATAAGCAAAATATTAATCAAGAGTCTGTCAACGTACTGCTCGATTTCATAGCCTGTACCATTAGCTCTTGCATATGTCATTTCTTGACTGACTGTTTTCGATTTAATAACTGTTTGTCCGCTTATTGAGCGTAGCTTATTGTTGCTGTCAAGTGAACCATTATAAATTGGTGTATAAAAATGAGATTTTTCATTACCGTTAATGTCGATAAAATTCAAATTTTTAAAATCTTTATCAGCTTGGTAGTTAGCAGCATAAAGGCTCGCACTGTTTGGATTACCTTTGTCGGGTGCAATTTTCCACCATATAATATCTGTGCCATTGCCCCATTCCATCATAGCATTTCCATCGTAATCAACGTTTGCTATATCTGACGCACTACCGTCTGTTTTTTTAGTCAAGTCGTTCTCGTTGAGGTAATAGTCAACCTGTCCATTTGTCTTAAGCATACATGGTTTTGGCATAAAAAAAGCATTTGCCCATGAGCCATAATCAAAAGTTCCGCTCGTGAAATTCATAGCTGCCGGAGTCATGCCTACTGCGTCTGCTAAATACCTGACTCTTGTTTTTGGGTTACTGTCCGCGCCATTAATGTGGACACCATAAATAATTCTTCCCTCGCTTAATTTTGTGCCAAGGGCTTTAATACTCTCAACAATTGCTTGCCCTGTTGTGTCTGATATAATGTCTATTCCGCTCATATTATTCCTCCTTACTTACATTGAGTAATCCGGCACTTGTCACAGAAAAAGTAATGCCTCTTCCGTTTGCTTTCTGCTCGACTAGTCCGGCTTGCTGTTCTGCTCTTTGCGCAGCTTCATTTGCAGCCTTTGTAGCTGCGTTTGCTTGACTTACCGCCGTATCAATCTTTCCCGAAACTTGGGCGACCTCGTTTGCTTTTTGCGAAGCAGTTTGCGCTGATTTTTGAGCCTGTGAAGCAGAATTGCTTGCTGAGGTAGCTTTTTCTGTCGCAGTCTGCGCTGATTTTTGAGCCTGTGATACGGATTGAGCCATGCCGTCAAGATAGCTCTGAATAAGTCTTTGAATTTCAACGTCAAAATCTTCAACAGTTCCCATTCGCTTAACGACTCCCGGTGCGAAGCACATCCATATCTGCTGTTTTTTTGTGTCGGAGTCGGTTGATACCGCCCATTCTCCGGCTTTCATTTTTGAGGGGTCGAACTGTGCGTATGCCCCTCGTCTCATTTGAATTGCCATAAGTTACACCTCGCTTTTATCAATTATCTCCATTTGCCCAAAACGTGAAGTTGTAAATACAATTGTTTGTTTGTTTCTGCGGCAGCCGAGTTTATACAAAACCGCAACTCATTACTACTCCATCCTATAAAAAAAATAGAATACAGCCCGCCAGCACTACAAAACACAGTACCTGTAGTATGTAAGATACTTTTTATTCCGTCTGGCATATATACGCTTCCATAAGTATAATACAGACTACCATATTTAGAACCAAACGAGACAGTCGCAGGAAAGCTTCCCCACATTTCTATATATCCATCTGTCCACTGTCTCCAATACCAGCCGTTTTCATTGGTAAATGTTTTTGAACCAAAAACAGTTTCAACTCCATTAAGAGTCAAATTGTTTGTAGTAATATCAACGTTAGTTCCACTTATATTAACTGTTTCACCGTTTACACTCGCAAAGCCACCGCCACAGCCTACACCGCTAGTGTGTCCTCCAATGTTTGAAAAAAGGTTTGCCCCCTCTGGAGTTACTGTAAGATTATTGTCAACGTTATTTCCACTGTAATTTCCGCTTATTTTTGTTCCGGTTTCCGCGTCTTGCGCCCAAAAACTTTGATTAAGCCCTGTAGACGGATTGACAACATCGACATTAAAAGCTTTTGTAAATTCGCCATATGCACCGACTATCTTGGGTGATACAACATAGTCCTTTCCTATTTGTGTATAACCGATGTTCTTTTTAAGAGCGTTAAGTTCATCTTTCGTACTTTTTACTGCGTTGTTCACTGTTTCTCTAACTTGGTCAACATCTTGATAGTCACTGTCGTTTGTTAATTCACTTGTTTTGCTCGGTATGCTCGGCTGATTTGAAATGTTATCCCAAGAGATTTTTACACCACTGGCAAGAGTAATTCCTCTGTTATCAAGAGTAATCAATATGTTGCCTTTTGAATCTTTCACATATTGCTTTCCGTCAACGTTGTTTTCTCCACCAAGGGTAAGCGTACCCCCATGCGCCCAATCAAAATTAATGCCGATAGCCGACATAATATTGAAAATAGCATTTCCGTCTTTATCAATTCCGGCTTTCCATGTCTTGCCGTAATCATTTGATACAGCCATGCCATTAGCTGTCATTTTCCACTGTATGTTGCTCGAATTAAGGTCGGCTTTGTTATGCATGATGTAAATAATTGAGCCGTCCTCTTGCACCTGTTCAGTCTTAAAAAGTCCGAGCGATTGAGACATTAGCTGTGTCAGCAATTGCATTTGCTTATCATATACACTTAGTTGTGCCTGCGCAACTTTCCTAGCCTGTACGACAGCCTTTGTCTCACTACTGAATTTATCAGCACTATTTCTTGAAGCATTTTCAGCGTCACAAGAAATTTTTGTGCCACTTCCAACTGTAAATGTTCGGTTGGAAATAAAACAGCTATAGGTATTCTGCTTGCGGTCTGTCACAAGTGCCACATCTCCGCTCTCAATCAGTGGGTTTGACAAGAGTGTAGCATCAAGCGGTCTGAACCTCATGCCACCGATTTTTTTGAAGATATAATTTGCAACTGCCTGTGCCTTGTCTGCCGGAATAAACGGATTATCAGAGATTGAGACTACATATCCCTCTTTTCCGGCAAGCGCGTTAACATCTTTCGCCTTATCCTCTTTTGAGGTTACTGTTACCTTTACCCCGGTGATAACAACATCATCAGTCGCAACATTCAAGTCTTTTTGCGTGTAAATATTGTGGTAATTTCTCGCTTCTGTAAATGTTCCGCCATCGGCACTATCTCCGTCAGAATACTTAAATGTTCCACCATCAACATTATCTCCGTCAGAGTATGGTGTAGTTTTTGTGCTAAAAGTTCCACCATTGTAATTTTGGCTCTCAAACTGGCTCATATCATACCAACCAATAAGTAATTCGCCATCGTGACCGCACTTGCCCCATAATCCGCTCAACTGTAAGATATAAGCTATCACCTGTCCATATGTGAGTTTTTGATTATCGCTTGGTATCTCGTTAATCACGTAATCAGAGTTGTCAAATCTCGCCATAGTAAAAGGTACATCGCACTTAATACAAGCGTCTCTGACTACCTCATATGCTGTCGTAGGGTAGCTTAAATTGCTATCATACTCACGATTGAAATTATTAATATTGTCAAGGCAAGTAAGTGTTATGAGTGAGCCGTCATAGCTTGTCTCGCTGACTCTATACTTACCGTTTTTTAGTTTTTCGGTTGTGCCGTCAGAAAAGCTTTTTGAAACATATGCTGTTACGCTCGCCTTGTCAAAATCATACTTACTGTAATCTTCATAAATGTTATTCAGCTTAATTTTCAGTTTTCCGGCAATCAAAGCCCCGATTGTAAAAGTGCCATTGCTTGATGTTGAGTCATTGACCTCAAAGCCATTCGCCCATAGCTCACTATCACTAATAGGAATTTTTTCACCGCTTGCCGTAACTATGTCCGCAAAACAATTTACATTTATATCATTGTCGAGCATTACTGCCCTTTGCCATTTAGCCGATGCGTTTAGCATTAAATCACCGCCTTATACTTCTATGAGGTCAAAGCTCAATGTCTCATACCTCTTGTTGTTGATAGTCCATATCTTGATAGGTGCGCTTCTGTCGCCTACATAGAATGTACGTGTTTCATCAGTTCCACTCATAGCGTCAGGATATGTCACTCTGATATATTCGGGGTTCACCATTCGAAGTATCTTTGCTGTCCTAGCCGTGTCTGTACCACTCCATGACAATTTAAGCTGTCGTTTCTGTGCTATTCTGTTTTTATGCATTTGAGCGTCTTGTGTTCGTCCACTGTCGCTCGCAGACACATCAATCATGCCCCATTCAAAAGTTGACGGAGTAGGTAATGCCACTCCGTCTACTAACATCATTGCCATATTGTTACCTCGTAAAAAGACACCCACACAAGGGTGAGTGTCTTAACCAAATTCATTTGCTACGATATATCGTTGTCCGTGCTTTGCCTTGCCTACCTGCGTCATGCGATAGAGTGTTTCGCTGTCACACTTAAACACATTTTCAATGATAGGCGCAGAGTTTCCACCAGTGTTAGAGTTCATCATTACTTGTGCCATGCCTTCCATGACAGCCTGTTTAATTCCCTCTGTAATTTGTTGGTTATTTGCTACCACGTTTTTGCCGTTTGAGAACTTGCCGACTAACTCATTGTGATTAATAAAAGCCATGCCGTCCTCTCCCCTTGGGAAAATTCCGCCACTAGCAAGCCTTGGAATATGCACTTTCGGAACTAACGATACTCCACCCCAATTTGTACCGGCCACCTTAGCAGCCATAGAAACAACTTTGTTAAATCCTCTTAATAAAGAGTTAATTCCACTGACAACAAAATTAACCCCATTCTCTATTTTTGAAATAACGTAGTTCATAGCCCCTGTGACACCGCCTCTTATTGAACTCCACACATAATTAAACGCGTTTGTAATTCCGTTTTTCATAATATTAAAGCAGTTTGTGATAGGCGAAATAACATTGCCATTAAACCAACCCGCCACGCTTTGCCAAGTAGATATAACAAAGTTCTTTGCTGTGCTAAGTGCCGATGTTATACCAGCTTTCAACATATTAAAAAAGTTTGAAATCGGTTGTATTACTGTACCGCTAAACCAACTTGCCACCCCTTGCCATGTTGAAAATACAAAATCTTTTGCTGTCTGTATCGTTGTCTGTATAAACGTTTTTAAAAAATTAAACAGATTTGAAATTGGAGTGATTACATTATTATTGAACCACCCCGAAGCTACTATCCAAATTGCTTGAATTATTATCCAAATACCTTGAAAAATCTGTTGTGCTCGTGTAGCAAAGCCTTTAAAAAAGCCAACTATCGGTTCAATTACTGTGGAACTGAACCATTTCGAAGCTCCTTGCCACACAGTTACTATGTCTTTCCATAAGGAACCGAAAAAGCCACTTATGGTTTTCCACATATCTTTAAAAAACGAAACCACAGGCTTAATGACATTTACATTGAACCAATCGCCAACTGTTGAAAATAGTTCACAAATTGCGTTCCAATTATCTTTTACCACAACAACAATCGTTGCGACTGCTGCCACTATTGCTCCAACAATTACTGCCGGTAATGCTGCCACACCAGCTAATATTGCTCCGACTGTAGCTAATGCAACGCCTATCACCATTAGAATTTCATTTATCCAACTAAATCCGTCTTTTAGCATTTTGACGAAATTTACAATAGATAAAATTGTTCCAGCTATTGCTGAAAAAGCAGAGCCGATTGTTGCTAATAGGTCTGCTGCCCCTGTTCCGAATGCGGCTGTTATTGCATCACCTAAACTCAAACCACTGAATAATCCTTCTATAAGTAGTCCGAGATTTGTTGACAATGAGGCGAAAATTGTTTTAAATGCTTGCATTATTGCCGTTCCAATGCCAGCTCCTTCTACAAGCTCAAATCCAATTTTTGAAGCTATTGCCTGTGCTATCGCTTTTGATAATGATTTTCCAATAAAAGCGAGTGCCACTGAGCCTAATTTTAACGAAATTATCTTTTTTATTAGCAATGTGCCAACTATTATCTCAACGGTTTTGATGTCTAAATTGCTAAAAAAATCCGTAATTCCTTTGAGTACGTCTTTCCATGACACATTTTTAATTGCCATGGTTAGCATGGTGTATATTCCTTGTACCCATGCGTTAATAGTTTTTGCTAGTAACGCAAAATCAAAATTCTCGAAAAATCCATTAATGCCGTTAGCAATCGACAAGCCAAAATTAGTCCAGTCGAATGTTGTACCGAATGAATTGAGGAAATGCAAAGCTGTGTTCAGTGAACCAGCTATTGTTGCGCCCAAATCATAAAAGAGCCTTGGGCTGATTAAACCATTAAGGAAGTCTGCAAGCCCTTTTCCAAAATTGTCAGCTTTCTGATAAATCTTCTTCCAATCAATGCTCTCCATAGCACTCGCAAGAGCGTCACCGATGTACTTTCCGAGTGAGTATAAATCTTTAATTGATGATTTGTATTTTTCGAGCAATCCATCAGTCTTTTTCAGTGAGCTATCAACACCACTGCCGGCTCCACCGCCACCGGAACCGCCACTGCCCGAGCCACTACCACCACTGCCACTGTTATCATCAAGTGCATGTATCTCGTCTATACTAAGCAGTGTCTTTTTTAGCTTTTGAGCTTTCTTGTTCGACTCATCGGCACTATCGCCAATATCGCCAACTCCACCAGCTATGTCCTCCATGCCGTCAGCCGTGGCACCACGACCACTTATTTCAATCGTCCAGCCGAAGATTGCACCAAGTGCGTCAGCTACAGTTCTTGTGAAACTGATAACCTTAAGCATTACCTTGTTCAAAGCTTGAACAAACGGCTTTAAAGCATTGATTACTACGCTACCTATGATACTGCCCCAGGCTTGAAACTCTTGCTTGAGGACTCTTATACTGTTGGCCCACGTATTAGCGGTCTTAGAGAAGTCCTGCTGTGCAGCTTGCGTATTTGCCATGACATAATTATATCTTAGCAATACCTTTTCAGCTTGCGTCATTGACTTAATATTTGCGTCAAGTCCGTTTTTCATAGCCCACTCTGAAAGTGTGGCTTGTGTTAAATCAAGTCCGTATCTCCTTAATGGTGCAATTGTGCCTGTAAAAATTGATTGTAAGCTCTTTGCAACATCAGCTTGGTCTACATCATAGAACGAAGCCATATCACCAGCCAACTTTGTGAGATTAAGTGACATATCAGCCATACTGTCTGTAGTCTTGTATAGCGTGTTATTTTGGCTCATAAGAGCTTTATTTGCCACTGCCGTACCATTTGCCACTTGCTCTGACGAAATGCCTATAGAGGTTCCCAGTGCTTGGAAACGGCTTGATATTTGCTTGACTGTCAGTTCAGACATTCCAAAGTCTTGAATTGATGTTTTTGTAAAATCATCAACCTTGCTTGCCATATCGCCAAACGTGGTATCTACTACGTTTTGAACCTCTGTTAATTGACTTGCTAAATCAACTGCGCTGCCTATTTTTCCGACAGCTCGCATAACCAGCCAATAAGTTGCGTAAAACTTACCGATAGTAGAAGCCAAACCCTTAAATCCGCTCCTTGTACTCTTAATTGACTTAGTTGTGTTTGAAAAGCCTGTCACAAGTGACCTACTAGCCGAACCGACTTTTGAGCCTTGCTGCGACAGATTAGCAAGTGCATTAGTCATTTGAATAATGTTGTTGCTGACTCTCGGTGCGCTGGATAATGTTGTCATTACCTCTTTCAAGGCACTGCCAAGGTTTCTGATGTTATCCGCAGCATATCCGGCTGATTTTGAACCGAGTTTTGAAATTGAAGCTGTTAGCTGTGTAATCTCTGCTGATTGCTTTGAGATATTCGCAAAGCCCGACAATTCTGTTGCCATGCTCTTTAAGGCACTTGCTGAGCTGACAAGTCTTGCAGTATCAAGGTTGCCGAGCTTTTCCATGTTAGTTGCAATCTTGCTAAAGGTACGAGTGTCAATACTGCTCACACTTCTAAGTGATGTCGCAAGTTGTGACATTCCACTCGCAAAATTGCTTATGCTTGCACCATTGAGGGAATTGAGAGTGCTTCCAAGTCCTTGCAACTTACTTTGCAAATTACCTATGGCTTTAATCGCTTGTTGCGCGTCCGACTTGATTTGAAGCTCAATGCTCTCTGCCATTTTCTCACCTCCCTGTAATAAAAAAGAGCTACCCTAAAGTAGCTCTCATGTATTTAGTCTTTGAGCAGATAGTATGTTGTAATCAATCCAACATAACCATCTTGCTTAAGACCTCTATTCTTTTGAAATACCATGACACATTTAGAAAGGTAGTCCGTCCACTTGCCGTAATCGGCATCAAGTTTGTAAAAATGGTACTTGTCATGTAGAGTTTTTCTCAGCCACTTAATGGCTGTCGGGCAGTTATGCTTCTGACCGCTCCACAAATTGTGATTTTTAGCAAATCTCTGTGAATTAACTCCAAATCTGCCATCCTCTTTAAGCTCATTTGTGTCAAATCCGATGTTCATGGCATGTTGCCATTTTCTTACATCATCATTATCGAGGTAATATTCCTCATTGCCTTTCCAAGCGTTATTCTTTACCGGAGTTGCTATTGGTGCCGAACTGTTCTCTATTCCATCACCCTTATTAAGCTCAATGTATAGTAAGTTAGCATCTGTGCTGTTATTCAGGCCGCTACAGGTAAATGCGCTCGAATACTGCCAGCCATACAGAGAATGTTGAATAACAGGCTTCTTTGCACTATTAGGCTCATCACCAATAGACATCCCCTTAGTTGACGGATAGCGCGCAATCCAAAACGGACAGTTAATCTGATTTGCGTATGGCGCAATGTACTGATTGTAAAAGCTAAGCCCTGTGTATACACCAAAGTTAAGCCCAGCACTCTTGATAACACTCTGATATGTGTTAATTATGTCAATAAGCGTCTGTCCAAGTCCTTGCTGGCACTTATCTTCAACATCTAACCAAACGAAAGTTTTTCTTCCGTTAAGCGTCTGAATGACCTTGTTCGCATCCGTCTTTGCCTTGTCTACTGTTGTAGCGTATGAGTAGTTGTAAACACCTTGTATCGGCATTCCTACATCAGTACAGCCTTTCCAGTTTTGCTCAAAGGTCTTATCCGGATTAAGGTCTTTGCGGATTATTTTTAGGATTGCAAATTGCACCCCAGCCCACTTAACCTTACTCCAATCAATATTTCCTTGATATGACGATACGTCAATTCCTTTATATGCCATATTTTCACCTCATTAATCAGGACTTTCAGGTAATCCTGACTGTCTTAATGCGTTAATTCGTTGCTTCATTTCGTAAACGGCAATTTCCTCATTAGACTCTTTGTATTTAGGCTCATTATCTTTTGAGTATTGCTCATTTAATGATTTTTCAATGTATTTTGCTCTTGCCTCGTTGCCATTTAAGGCTCTGTCGATAGCTGTAAGAGTTGCGCTTAATCCATATGTGCCCCACCAGGCCCACATGTTGGAGTCGGCTTCTTTTTGTGCAAGCATATAAGCCTTTGAATAAGGCTCTAAATCAGCCGGACAAGACATGTCTATGTCCTCAACGCTAAATCCATAGCCTTTAGTTGCTAAAAGCCAATATGGGCGGATTTCGTTGCAATACACTTCCCATGTAAGCTCTTTTACTTCTTGATTGGTTTCTTCTTGGCTGTCTGTACCTCTTTCGCCAGCATCTTCGATAAAAAACTGTTTTTCTCCATTTCAGCCGACAAATCATTGTAGAGCGATTGTAAATCTCCACCCTCTTCATTCTCTGGGTCAAGGTAATCGTCAAGTAAATCGTATACCTTTTCGAGCTGTTTCTCTTTTGCTTCTTTATTGTCAAAATCAAAGCCAAATTCGTCAGCGTGGAATTTCTGCAAACCTACGAGTAAAAACTCCGGTAAAAATTCAAGCATGTTGTCAATGACTTCAAGCCCCTCACCCTGTTGCTCCATTCCTACGAGCCTTGGGATAATTTTATTCTTAACTACCGGTGCATATCCGAATTTAACTGTATATTCTTTTCCATTTAATTTAATTGTCATTTTATCTTTCCCTTTCTCCCTAATTTATATAGGGAAAGAGGCAGTATTAAAACTGCCTCAATTACCTTACTATATTGTTTCTTCAAGTTCGCTGTCAGCCGTGCTATCATCATAGCCAACCGCTACGGCTTTTTCCGATTGGCTCACCCTTTTTTTGTGAGTGTGATTGCTGTTGGATAGCCTTGGTCATCCTCTGTTACCGCAACCTTGTAGTTATCCTCAATCCACTTAGGCACTGTCTGAACTGATACAGTCGCAGTTCCTGTTAAGTGGTCATCAGAGGCTTCACCTGGGGCGAATGACTCCTGGCCAATGAAAGCGCAAATACCCTCTGAACCTTTTCCGTCTGTACCATAGAGAATGATGAAGTCGAGCTTCTTACCCTCGTTAGTTACCATCTCGTCTTTGTACTTTTTCTCAAAAGCTCCCTCAACTTCCATGGAACCGGCTGAACGTCTGCCCATTTCCTGCGTCTCTACTAAATCTTCAAGAGTTGAAGTATCTACCATGTTCTGTGAACCGAATGGTGAGGGAATTGATTTTGCCCTAAGTAAGAGCTTGTAAGTTCCAGCCCAATAATCGCCACTTGTGGCAGAACCGGTTGGCGTCTTGTAAGCAATTCTACTTTTTAAACCTGTTGCCATTTTGATTACCTCCTAATTTTTCATAAAAAAATAAGAGCCAAAAGGCTCTTATAATCTATCGTTCCAGTCAAATGACCGCCTAGCACGTAATGTTGCTGTCCATATTTTGCCGTTTTTTCTAGCGAATGGGATTGTTGTCAGCTTGAATGACATAGCTTTGTATTCATTAGCCACTGTCTGTGCCACATTCAAGGCTTCTGAACGGCTTTTATTCGTTGTAACAATTACTTGTGCCGTAAATAACACTGTATTTATTCTTTCGCACTCTAAATCCTCATTCTGTTCAATAGGTTCGAGTGCTTGAACTAGCACTGTTGGGAAACTAGCCGTTGCACTGTCCGACTGTTCCTCTTGTGTGAATTTTAGCTTGGGATATTTAGTTTTCAATTTTTTCTCACATCGGGTTTTCATAATCGCATATGTGAGGTTTTCAAGGTCATAAACCCATTGATTTTGACTCGCCACTTTATCTCACCTCAACTAAAATTTTTCCGTGCTGTTTTCATAATTTCATTTTCCATTTTTAAAAACGCGTGATACATCGGCATTGTAGGTGTAATGCCGTATGAATGATGTAATTCTCCGCTTTCGTCTCTCCAATACCAACCCTCGCTGTCAAATGCGTGTGTCTGCCCCGGGAAAGTTCCTTGACCGCCTCTTGTGTCATTAAAGTGTGGCTTAGCTTTCCAACCCGAGCCGTATTCAGCCATAAGCAAAGGCGATACATCGACTGTTTTGAGTCCGTCAGCCGTCTGCCATGTGCTTTGTATCTGCCCTGTTTCGGTGGCAAGCACAATAGCCGTACAGCCGTCTGTTGTATCTTTAATTTCGTAACTAAATGTAATGTAGTGTCCGAAATTGCCTGTATTTGCTTGTGCTACGGCAATGCCATTACTAGCAAGCTCTCCGACAAACGCTATGCACTTGTCCTGTAAGCGGTCTTTGTATTTTTCAAGCTTGTCTATCGCATCTTGTATAGATTTTTCTGTCAGAGAAACGTCAATCTTCATAATTACACTTCTTTCACAACTGCTTTGAGCATGTATTTAACTGAATAGAGAGAGGGCTTGACTCCCACTATTGTAAAGTCTGCGGAAGTTGAATCAACTAATCCGTTTTCGTCCTTTGCGGGCTCGCTATCAAGCCAAATAACGTCACCTTTTTTAAAAGGGTATTCTCCTCTGTCTGTCAGCAAAACAGCGTCAAAATCAGCCGTATTAAAGCCATATTCCTTGTTCTGTGCTTCTCCTCCGTCAAACGATATATTCGCTCGAAAATCAACCGGCTCCGAAAAGCCTGTTTCCTCGTGCGTGTAATATATCTTCTCTCCGTCCTCCGTCTCATAAAACTTTAGATTTCCGTCCTCGTCTTTTTCATAGACTGTGACAGTTTGACCTTGAAGCGCGTATTTCATGGCTTGCTTATTAATGTCAAGCATTGTTCTTTGTCTGCTTGTAAATCTGATTAACACCGGTACTTGCCATGCCCGACACAATGCCAACTGCTATTGCGTCAAGAATGTTATCTGCCGGATAACCGGGAATTACAAACATTCCAACAATACCGAGTACTCCACCGGCTACACCTACGATAATAGGAATAATATTATCTTTGACCTGTGGTATCTGCTTTGAAGCATATCCGATTAAATAAGTAATTACCATAATGGCAACTACTGTAGGTACTTGTGTAAATTCCATCAGTTTTTACCTCCTTTGCCTAAATGGATTTCCTCAATTTCATTTTTCATTTTTGTTACCGTGCCATTCCCACCGAGTGCGTGGTATGCGTCATACATCTCGCAAAAATTTTGATACGCGTATGGGGGTATTTCTCCAAGTTTGGTGTATTTTGCATGGTATTCAATCAGCTGGACACGTAAAAGGAGCATTGTTCCCTTACTGTTCGCGCTCCTGCTTTTCTTTTGTTGTTTAAGAAGCCAAACTATATACCCAAGCACTATTGGAAGTGCCACAAGATAAGTTTGAATCAAAATACTTTTCATTTGAATCTCCTTTATTGGCGCAAGAATTTATTCTGCTACAATCCAGTCCTCTGCAAGCATATCTGCCTGTGATGCAAGCCATCCCATTTGAACCCCGGATGTCCCAACAAAAGCGATTGCATTATTACCAATGGTATCGTGCTCACAATTCACAAGTTCACCATCTGCTGATACATAGGAAATACCTGTTGCAAGCTGAATGTACCGTTTCTTGCCATTCCAACCCTTGCGGGCAACCTTCTGTCCGGCTTTCATTCTGCGGATTGCTTCACCGAATGTAAATGTCTGGATATCCAAATCCTTTACATCAGCTTCGCCTACAATCTCCCAATCATCACGAAGAATAAAGTTAAGAGTATAATCAACATTCTCTGTCTCGCGAATATCAAGGATTTTTCCATCCTTACAGTGCATCTTAATGGAATTATCTTCCCATTTCCAATATCCCGCCCATTCTGGGCATTTAATCATAGCGCCCTGTTTGAGTGCTTCATATGCTTTTTGAAAATACATTGTCTTTTCCTCCAAAATAAAAATATGGCACACCGCCCACCACCACTTAATGTGTACCGCCTGCTACTACTTTACCGACATCAGTAAAATGGTAACGCACAATCTTCTTTTGCTTATAGCACTTTAACAAAAGGAAAAACCCCGACAAACAGCTTATCTCTGTCTATCCATGTACGGCTCACTCCACCCTCACTCAATGCGCTCATGTAATTCTCGCCGGCTTGTGAATAGTCGTAAACCGCAAGATTGATAACAACGTTTTCAAACTGCTTTAAATCAGCAGTTATATCATCATCAGTGAAAGTGTCCGGATAACATCTTTTTGCTTTTACATCTTCCGTAGCTTGCTTAATGAGCTGTTCAATGAGTGGGTTATCTTCCTTTTTATCGAATACAACCAAATCAGATGTTGTATAATCGTCGTTTGTGACTGTATCAATATGAAATTGTCTGAGTCTTATTTTGACTCGCTCTAACGTGGTGTATTCCATGCCAAGCTCCTTATAATCCAAACTTTTCAATTAACATTTTCTTCAAGTCGCTGCCATTTATTTCTGTGGCATTTTCAATACCATTTTCGCTCGCAAGCTTCTTTAGGTCAGCTGTTGACATTCTGTTAATTTCTGTCTTTGTGTATGGTGTTTCAGATGGGTTCATAAAATCAGATGGTACCGAATTGCTATTGCTTTCCGGTACCTCGTCTCCGACTTTATACCACACTCCATCATGCTTTATAGAGTGCGTTGCTATCATAAGCCTTAATCCTCCTTAACTTTAAGAACCATAACGCTATCCATACCCTCGAATGTAGGTAATCCAATCATAGATACGATACAGTGAGTATTGATAGGATGATTTGTAGCGTATGTGTATACAGATACACCGGTCTCAACAAGTGAGAGGTTTCCGTCTGTGATACTTCCGCTTCTTTCCTCTGGAGTCTTACCGAATGTGTAATCGCCAAGGAATACTCCGGCAGACTGTGCAGATACAATGCCTGTTGGTACAAAGTACTGTGTCTGTCCTGACTCGTCAACATAGAGCTTATCGTAAACTTCAATCTCAATGCCATACCCTTTCAGATAATCAACAACCTGTCCTTGCTGTAATCTGATACCGCCATTGTAAGCAGTGATACCGAGTACCTGTTTCTTTGTGTCCTCTGCCTTAAGCACCATTTCCCAAGTCTCTGTATTCATTGTGAAACGTGTAAGCGAGTAGCCTGTAGCCTTTGCAAAGTCTCTACGAGCTGTGATAAGGTCGTCAAGTGGTGCACATGTGGTAGGCTTATCCCATGCGCTTGTGCCGGTAATTGACTTAAAGTGCTTTTCCTTATGCTCTGCACCATTGTCGGCTGTGTAATCAACGACATAGTTCTTATCGCCAAGTACAACCTTTACCTTTGGTACACCATCTGCAGGTGCAAGCAACTGCCAAATCTGTCTCTCCGGCACAACTAATGCACCCTCAATTAACATCATTGGTTTCTTTGCAATTTCACGTAATACGTTATTGGCAAGGTTAGAGTTTTCAGAAGTTCTGTAATTGTCGTACTCCTGTTCCTCTTTCTCTGTTACCATATATCCCTCACGATAAAATGGCATTGAGTTCTGAATGTCAGAGAAACCTCCAACATCTCTTAACTCTGCCTGTGCATCAAAGTTTGAAGCTTTGAGCGATACCGGCAGTCCGTTCTTGCCTTTGATAAATCTAAGGTCGAGTGAGTCCTGTTTACGTGTTCCGAATTTTTGCCTGCCAAGATAAGGGGCAGTTCCTAATGTCTTCTGATAATTGTTCCACATTACACCGAGGCTTCTCGCTGTAAATGCTTCTGCTAATGGTAATGCCATGTTCTTCTACCTCCTTTTAAACCTGACTTGCTACAATCTTTGGTGCGCCATAGAAAGTAACTCTAGGTGTTGCAGTTCTGGCTTCATCTGCGATTGAAAGTGACTTAACTTTCTCCCAATCAATAGTTCCCTGATATACATATGTTCCAGGTGCGTCACCCATTGTTACATCTACATCGTGTAACAGATAACCCTTGCACTCTGCGTCATTGCTTGGGAATGGTGTACCGGCTGGCACAATCTTCATTCCGTTTCCATCTGCGCTTGTTACCATAGTCTGTGGCACAAGGCACGCTGCACCCTCATAAGGGAAAAATTTTAAAATTCCTTTACCCTGTGTAAAGTCTCTTACGATTGGTTTTCCCATCGTTCTACCTCCTGTTTTAAATTACATAGCTGTTTTGACTTTCAGCACTTGCAACTGTACCGAATGAGATTTGTTCTGCATTGGCTACATCTGCCGGCTTTGAGTCGGGTTCATTATTGTTACCGCCATTGTTTGGATTTGGAGTACCTTTGAGTGCGTTTTTCTCATACTCTGCTATCGCATTGGCTTCTTTGTCGGACATAATTTTTCCAAGAACCGCTGTGTCAAAAGAGCCATCCTCTTTTACTACTGTCTTTGCCTGTTCTGCTGTAATGCCAAAATCAGACATTGCACTCTCTCGTAAATCTCTGACAGCTTTATCTTTCTGTAGCGTGGCTATCTGCTGATTGGCTGTCTCTAAGGCTTTATTTGCCTTTTCAAGCTCCGTCATATTGCCAGTCTGTAGTTCATCAAGCTGTGTCTGTAGCTCGTCAGCTTTGTCAGCTTTAGCCTTGTACTGGCTTGCTTTGTTCTTTTCCTTGGCAACCTCTGAATTGTTCTGATTAAGCAGATTTGTAATCTGGTCATCTGTTGCCTCTGGAAATAGTTTCAATACATCGTCTCTTGTCATAATTACCTCCGTAAACTCACGCTTTTGTTACCGCAGGTCGCTCCTGCCGAGTTCTACCATTTACCGCATGGTTGCAAATTTTGTATAATAAAAAGCGACTGCCATAATTGACAATCGCTGATTATTTAAAGTATCTAAGAGTGCATCTGCACCCTGCTATTTCTTTTGTCGCTGCTCCTAAAGAGTGGTCTTTTGGAAACATCATAAGTGAATTTCCAACCTCAAACGGCTCAAAAATATCAATTCTCTTTCTGTCAACATCTGCATGTGTAGGTCTGACATGTGAATCTTCTTTTGAGCGCCACTCTTTTGTTTTGTAACCTTGTTTTACCATTTCGGTTTGCAATCTGTAATTGCCGACTGCATTAGCTTCATTCGCAGCTACATTTTTTGCTCGCTTCTGTGAAGTAAAATACCCTACTTCAGTATTTTGTGTGGTAGCGTCAACTACCTCATTCACAATGTACCGAGCATAATCCGTAATGTATGAGGGTGTTTTCTTTGCTTTACAGTACTGCGTGGCAATGCTCTCATATCTGATGATAAATTCTTTGGTGATAGCGGTTATCTCTGTTTCTTCTTTGCCGGATAGCAAGGCAAATAGCATAACAAAGATTTTTTCAAACTTTTCAGCAAGCTTTTTTCTATCTTCCTTTTCCTCGTCAGATAAATCCATCTCACCAAAATATGTATCATAATCTATGTCTTGTATTTCATTTTTGTTAAGTGCGTGGATTTCATCTGCCATATCAAGCTCCAAAATAAATTGACAGCCAATTATTCATCGGCTGTCTTTCCATTGTTCGTATCATCGTTATTATTGTTAGGTGTAGCTGTTGTCTGCTGTTCTTCTGGAAATAACATTTCCATTCGCTTAGCACTTTCAAGAGTAACTTGTTCAGGGTCACTAAACATGTCAATCGTCTTGACAGCTCTCTTGTAATTGATACCGCACCTAAGTAATATTTCAAGCACTTCTGCTTTAACAAGCATGTTGTCTAGCTTATTATGATTAATGTGTATCTCAACATCACTAGGCATAAGCGTAAAGCCCTTATTGATTCTCAGCCTGTTAAGAATAAGCCTAAGTGCCATTCTCTCTGATTTCTTGAGTATAGGCTCATTAATAGCCGTCCTAAGCCCGGCATCGTAATGTCCGTTTCGCAGTTCTACGGCAGAACCGGTGTCACCGCCTGTGTTGCCCTGACGATTTGCGAGACCTTGAATACTTAAAAATCTTTCAAAAAGGTCAGTGAATACTACCTGTCCCTCTGTCTGATTAAGCTCGCTCGTCATTACATCAACATCAGCTTTATTGTCTGAACCATTGTTAGATTTAACTACCAATGCTCCCTCTTGTCGCATTTTTCTGAATGTATCTATGTCAATCTCACAATTAACGAATTTCACCCATGCAGATACAAACTGCTCGACACCATTAATTCTGTCTGATGTAAGCACGTTGATAGCGTCTGTAATTGCAATAGTCATTTCAATATCAGATAATCGCCTTGCATTGTTTGGATATTCAATCACCGGAATTGCTCTGTTTCCGTTTGTTCCGCTTGCATAAATCTTGTCGTTGCGAATATCAAACCACTCATTATCAGTGAACACATAGTATATGTTCGCTCCATCCTCGTCCTCTCCGATTTGACAAGAGAATGCCGGACGTCCGTTTGAGTAGTACACAACAAACGTATACATCGGATTTTCAGACGATAAATAAAAATCGCTTTCATCAAGCAACTGCCCTTGTCCATCATCATTACCGATAAATCTGTAGCCGGTACCGCATATGCTTCTCCAACGATGTATGTCTATGTCGCACTCCTGTTTGCTTTCTGAATCCATTGTGATGTTAAGCTGTGTGATTTCCTCTGACTTGTGGTTATCGGTGCCACGCAGCACATATTGGATTGGCTCGGCACACATTTCTGCGGTTTTGCGCTCAACAAGCTCATATGCAAGATTTACAGCAATCTTATTGTTGATTTCCGGTCGGTTCACTTTCTGCCGATACAAAATTGGTTGGTCACCACGATAGTATCTGTCAAGATACTCAATCTCAATAGCGTTTTGCTCGTGAATCACAAGTGCTTTATTCAGTTCTTCGATTATGTTGTTTTTTGTGATTTGCCTTTTACGCGTGAAAATAACTTGTCTGCCGTAATTATTCTGACAGACAGCCGAAAAAGGTCTTACGTTTTTATGCGCGTACCTATACATCAATAAAACCTCATGCCACTTGCAGAAGCCCTCTGTGGAACCTCTTTTATCTGAAATTCTTGTGTGCCAGCCCAAAACCATATCCATTTACGGCAGTGCGTACACATCACCTTGTGGTGTTTCTTATCGTTTTTATTCACCCACGTTAATAGCTTTCCGCAACGAGGGCACATTACACTTCGTTTTCCTGTTGGTACGATATTCTGATTATTCATGTTATCCTCGCTTCACTAAAAATAGCACCCACAATCTGTGAGTGCCATTTCTAAAAGAGATTTTCGCAATGAACGAATTACGATTTTTTCATAGTTATATTATAACTGTCAATTTTTTAAGTGTATATATGCAATGATATGCAAAACTATGCACACTACTGCACATTTTCAAGATATTCTTTTCCGTAAAGCCTTTCAAACTCTTGCAAGGCTCTGCCGTGGATTGTAAATATTTTTCTTATGCTCCAATTTGTAGCCTGGGCGATTTCTTCAAAAGTGTTTTGATTAACATATCTCATTGAGAGTACATGATAGTAGTCAGTATTCTCCATACTATCAATTTGGCTGATAATATGATTTCTTTTTCTCATAAATTCATCAACAAGTCTGTCTGTATCTTTTTCCAAGTCCACAATTTTAGTTACTGTACTGCCTAATTTATCTTTGTCAGATGAAACATCAACCGCTTCTTTGTCCGTTGAAACAGTAACACTACATGCTATTGTCTTAAGCCGGTATATTTCAGACAGCTTGTTTTGTATCATTTTATCTAATCTGCTGATTTGATTTAAGTAAGTTTTTGTATTCATTAATAAAGCCCTCCTCTGAACGGATTGTGTACTGCTTCAACCTTTGCTATTCTACTGCCTTGCGTCATTCTTAAGGCAAAGTTTGAAAAAACATCAGGAACATCATCAAGCTGTTTTTTGCCTGTTACTGAATATCGTTTCAGCAGTGATACCATTACTCCATAAGGCTCATTGGGCTTATAAAGTGATTGGTCTTTGAAAATAATATGTTGTAAAATCCAGTTAGAACACTGAAAAATACGTGCTTCCTTATTTGTTTCTGTAGGTACATCAGTGATGTTGCATATCCACCCTTTATTTTCGACTCGCTTATTAACTTCCATAGCCACTCTGTCACCACCGGCATTACGCTCAAACTCGCACTCTTGCACCTGATTATTGACTAATATGTTTGACGCGTTTTCATACTGCATTTCATAGTCTGCCGTATTATCGCACACGCAATCAACGCAGTAATAATCCTCACCATATTTTTGTAGTATTGGCATAACAAAATAGTCTGTGCCTTTTCCTTTTGTATCGCATTGAGCTGTGATGATTTCCGGTTCGCCATGTGGCAGATTGAAGTATCTGCGGATTTTATCATCAGGAAACAATAGGCCCTCGCGCTCGATAGGTTCCTGTTTATACAGACATCGGTAAGAGATTTCGTCCATGAGTAATTGTTGGTCTGCAAAAAACTCTTTCGTGAAACCGCCATACTCATAATCAAAATTGCTTTCCCCTGTCACCGGGTCTACATCGGGAACCGATATTGTTTTAACTCTCGGATTTCCAATATACATATTTTGAATACGCCCGATAACATCATGTACGCTCCAACGAGTGGCAATATGTATCTCTTTACACGGCTTTCCGTCCGTGTCTTGCGTCTTACGTTGTCTTGCGTCTACTGCGTATTTATCCCACAATTTGTCGAGTATTACAGGATTTAAGGCTTCTTCAATTCCACCTATCATATCATCAACTAGCAAAAATTTACTTGCACGGACTTTTCCGGCATTCTTACTTCCAACAGAAGTACATTGTACTGACGGAAAAGGCTTGTATTTGCCAATATTGAATTGCTCCATTTTGGCATTCGTGCTTGTAACTGATAGATTAGGGAAAATGTCATGCCATGCATAATCATCATCATTTGTAACAATGTCGTATACTCCATCGTAGTACATTCGTGTAATATCGCCACTGTGTGAATAAAATAGGCTGTAGTCTTTTGGAAACCAACCGGCAACTGCCGAATGAAAAAATTTCTCAATCGTACTCTTTCCAGCTCCAGGCACTAGGCTCACACACAATATGTCGTATTTATCATCAATCATGCCTTGCAATGCGTCCACAAGTCCAATTTTGATTAGTTGTTTCCTACGTGGCATATAAAACCGGTCTTTAGGCTCACGCTTCTTCTCTATATACTGAAAATAGCTGTCAACTATTTTGTTTTGAGCTTCAAGCAACAAAACCTCATATTTTTTGTTTATCAGCTCATATGTGGTTTTGTGGTCAAATGCGTATTTTTCCAAATCCCATATAGAGCCACCTGTTTTAGCCGTGCAGAATCCCTCTATAAGCTCTTTTGCCCTCTTGGTGAGCTGTAGCCCATACTCAATATCTTTCTCTCCGTTTATGGCTACACTGCAAGCGTCTACATAGGCATTAGTTACCTGTTCATCTATTCCATTTCTTTCTATGTAATTTTCGTAACTATCAACTGTGGAAATAAGGCTCTGACTAGCCATAAGAAAAGCACCTCCACTTTTTCAGCAAAGGTGCTTATAGACCTCTGCCTATAACTGTTTTAGGGTAGCGACTACAATCAATCTGTAGCCGGTAATATGCGTAGTCAGTAGTAAAAGCTAATCTTAGCACACCAATATTGTACGCACCTCTTGATGTTTCGGAAATTATTTAAAGACTATTTTCTTCGTCTTGTTTTAGGCTAACGACTAACTCTACTTGTTAGCCGGTAATATATTTATTCGCATTCTGAAAGTCTGTCTTTTATAAACTGTTCCAATACGCTAAAGCCTTTTGGCTTTTCAATTCCTTTTCTTGCAAGTTCTGCAACTATTGTTTCCATTTCTTCCTTTACTCCTTGATAAGCAATTTTCATTTCAGATTTTATTTCGCCCATTTGATTTCCTTTCATCGCAAACAATAGTCTGCTTCTTCTAATTTATCCGCTATTCTTGTCATTTCAATCTGTGTTCCGTTTTCGTCATTTGTGTATACATTTACACATCTTGCAGATTTGCTCGTTGAATCTCCAAGCGTTATTTCCGTTTTATCATCCTCAAACTTATAACATTTACGCATTTCTTCAATGCAGCTATTCATTTCAGTTATTTTCATAACCTCGTTCCTTTCTCGCACTATTCGCTAATGATTTTGTTTCCTCTAGGGCTTTCATTGCTAAAGCTCTTGAAAACTCCACACTACCTAAAGTTGATTTTGTGTACTCATTAACTGCATCAACAGAAATGCCAACGCCAATAGTTATATCGTGCAATTCAGATGTTTCTATCGGTTTGTCATTTCTACCACCTATTTCGCGCGATTGTGCTTCTCTAAGCGCTTCACTCTCTATTGATTTAATTACTTCTGCCATGCTCATTGTAATACACCTTAAATCCTTTCGCTGCATAATCAGAAACAGCCTTTTTCAGCTCCTCGTTGGTGGAATACGTCTCCTTCAAAAGAATAGCCATGCCTTTTTTGCTGACCGCATAAATTCCAAACGGAACCTGTTTACTTGCAACATGTAAAACAGCTTTTAATTGTTCTGCTTTCATTTCATACACGCTATTTCCAACTGTCAGTTTCACTTCTCATAAACCTCTCAAAATCTTCCCTGCACTTAGGGCATAAGTCAATTTGCTTTGTCTTTGTACAATAGTATTCTTCTAATACAATATTTTCTATGCCGTCTCTACTTATAACCGGTTCTATTTTCCCTTGTTTAATTTCCGTAAATATTTCTTTGAAAGACATAGCCTTTTTTAAATTCACGGTTCTTAGACAAGGGAATATTCGGTCATACCATATTTTAGGCTTTTCTATTTCCGTCCCACACCTATCGCAAGTGCACCATTCTTTTTGATGTTTCATAAAATTCCTCGCTTACAAATCAAGTTTATTCAAATAATCCGTTCCGCTATTTTTAAGTGCCTTGCTAATGCCGTTAATCGTATTAGCCATTGTCTGTTCGACTTCCTTTATCTTCTCAACTCTTCCACCACATTGCAACGATAAGTAGCTTTTCTGCCAATCGCTTGCGTTTACAACTATACTATTGTGAATATCTTTCTGTGTAACCATCATTCCACCGCCTTTTAAGCCAACCCTAGCATACATAAAATATCAAATACTGATATTTCCTCTGTGTCCTCTCTTGTGTGCATAAGAATTTCTTTAAGCTTTTCATTTTCTCTGTTGCTGTATTTATTTCTATCACACATTCTCGAAAAACAATAATATTTGCAATATCCATAGCCTGCCCCAAGTCTGTTGCCGTGAATGCTCTTTCCGACAATATCGTAATATTTTGGAACTTTTAAAATATCGTGTTCTTCATCTAGGGCACATTCCTTTTGCTCTGCTTCTAGCTTTGATTGAAGATATTTCAGAAAGCTTCGTATATCCTGTTCTGATTTTGAAATATATAAAATAGTTTCTTTCATTTCTTCCGCCAGCTTTCTAAGCACCATACATAAACATATTTCCAAAATGGAAATCATTTAGTGCTTTTTCCAATTCGTCTTTGTACCTAAATGGACTTAAAGGGCTTTTTATTTCTTCCCTCAATATAGGTGACATATTGTACATCAAAATGTCTTGTGTAGCACTTGAAAGATTTTGCGGTGGCAAATCCGCCAAAGCGCATAACTCCATCCTTTTATGGTTGCACTTTTCAGATTTAGGGCAACTTTTACATTTTTCTGCTAATTTACTTAAAGGTTCCGCCATTACTACACCAACTTTCTGCCACAGATAGGGCAATAATTAATTGTCATAGTTTCCCAATAATCAGAGTAACTATCGAATGTGCCAATCTGATATGTGTTATCTTCCGCTTGCATAATCCCATCTGATAAGTTTCTGTTTGGAACTAAGCTATAATCATCAGTATTCCATTTTGTAGGATTTTCGCAAAACTCGCACATGCCTCTTATTTCTCCTTTGCCTTAAAAAGCGTGTCAGGAAATGGAATGCCTAAAAAATGCATATTTGCGTACTTCCTAAATGTTGGTCTGCTCATGCCGGCCATTTTTGCAGCTTTCGATTGTGAACATCTGCCGCATGCGTATTCCGTCAATGCTTCTTGGAATAGTTTGGCATTTCGCGTCTTAACTCCCTTTGCCATATTTATGCCTCCGCTTGATATTATTTATGTATGCCTGTGATACATACTCCGCTTGATTGGTAAAAACAACAAACAGGCACAGCGGAAGTGCTTTTCGCTCCGTCAAGCTAGTTTGTTGTAATCGGATAGACAGGACTCGAACCTGTGACTCCCTCCGCTACCATTGCCGCAGTGGGTTTCTCCCAACTGAACTACTATCCGAAAAAGGCAAGATACACTCCATCAAAAGGTTTCCCAAAACACATTACAGAATTTTGAAGTGTCTCACCCCATTGCTTTCAGTCGCGCGTACCTAATAGCAACTTGTTTTTGTGTGTTTTCTTTTATTTTTCCGAAACTGCTATATTGCAGACCATCAGCGTTACGCAACCGCTATTCAAGATATAACAGCTCGCACTAAACCGACGTATGATTGATGTGGTGTGGATTTGAACCACACATGAAAGACTTACTTTCTCATAATGTCCCCTGAGAAATACTTTCTCTGTATTGCGTTTTGCAATAGACATTTCATAGCGTTTACCCATTCCGCCACACATCAACAATCGGCAAGGTTGGGAATCGAACCCACGACCAATCAGCTAATAGCCGACTGCTCTACCACTGAGCTACATGCCGATAATGAGGGTGAGGTCTAAGGAGTGGCAACACCCTCCGGAGATATAAATTTGTATGTGCTGTAGGAAAAGAACTAACGAAACCTACAGCAAAGGACATGTGAGGGATTGCACCTCACCTATGACTCACTAATTTGAGTTGCCCTAGTTTAACAATTAAAGGGGGTATATATGTCTACTCTGCCTATTACAGATGTCTTTACGACAGGTTGATTTTCACACTCGTGTATCGTGGGATTATACACGATTAAACCCTCACGAGCCTTGTGGCGGCTCTTAACAGCTTTCCACTATGAGGGCGAAAGGAACTACTAAGTCCAATGTCGGGGAACCAAGTAAACCCCGAACAGGGCATGTTGGATTTGAACCAACGAATACAGCAGTCAAAGTGCTGCGCCTTACCGCTTGGCGAATGCCCTATATTTACTGCCACATGAAAGCTATGGCAAGTATTTGACCGAACATTATAGCAATGCTAATGAGTCTTGTGGTAACTGTCTCTTTTTCGTTCAATGCAGCACTTGTCATTCCAAGCGCAATTAATGCCAGCCATACTGTTGTTGCAATTTTTAGTACAAACATGATTTACACCTCAAAATCTAATTATCCTTAAAGCCCTCTATCAGTGACTCGGTTATGGTAGCCAAGATTAGAAACACTACCGAGATAAGCAATCCGTGTCCGTCAGATAAGAGTACTGCACGAATTGTGCAAAGCATCATCAGCCACAGGAAAACATTTTTAATCAACACCGGAAGTTCCTTATCCACGAATTTTCCAAATACTTTCCATCTGCGCCTAGATTTAAGCTCGCGAGCCTTAATTATGTACCATGCAGCCTTGCTCATATCCTCAACTACAGAATCTTTATGCCCGGCACGATATTTATACTTGTATGCAGTAATCTCACACCATTTAGCCACGTCCTTAAGCCCGTAAATGTCAATCATTTCATCAATGCACTCTTTACGATTAGGCAAGTTGTAGTGGCTAGGGTGGTTTACCATATCGGAATTAATTTTGCTAGACTCAAATCCTGTTAATTTCATCACTGTTAGCTCCTTTACTGTTATATATTATATATAACTGATATATTATCGTAATTGTATGTATATATATTATTATTGTGTATGTTGTTTAATTAATATATAACTTATGTTATGATAATAAATACCGCTTGGTGTGATTAAGGTATGAGTAAAGGCCTTTTTGTTTTGGCGGATATTTTGGGGGCTAAGTGGGGCAGTTTGTCGCTTTTTATGTACACCCCCAGGGCCCCAATGCGTGCGCCGTTCAGCTCTCAAACATCAAGCATTTTAAATTGTATCTATTGCATATACAATTTATTTCTATGCTTTCAACTCTTCGCTAAACAACTGTTTTGCGCATAGTTGTAATAATTCAATAGCTCTCAAAGCCTTGTAAATCAAGGGTTTAGAATTGTGTGTATTGTATATACAATTACTTGGCATTATCAACCATGTTATCGCTCGGTAATGCTTTAATGTTCTGACTATTTGCACCACCTAACTGCGGCAATTCATTAGCGGTTAACGCTCTTGCTTGTGTAGCCTCGTAGCCAATTCCCGGCTGATTCATGCCAAATTCATTATTACCAACGAACATAGCACCGACAGGGGATTTATTGTCGTATGCTCTATCTTTGATACAATCTTTACGAATTCCTTGCAATTTTTCCCAAATCTCATAACTTTTAGGGCTTGACTCTTTATTTAATCTCCAATTATCTATCACACCGCAATCTATATTACACCAATTACTAAATGCTACAGTACTACACAGTTTATTATATACATCACTAATATATATATATTCATCACATATATTATTTAATATATTATAATCATATCTGTTATAGTTAGTTAACATACATGTATTATCATATAGTTGTTTGTCCTTTAAAATACTATTGTCATTAAATATAATCTCTCCTACTCGCTTACAAACAGCTTTCCAGGGTCTTTGGCCCTCGCTTTTTAAATCGTCAATTTGCAATTCCTGACAGGCCTGATCTATAGCCCTTTCAAAGTCCTCTCGATAAAGCTGGAAGGTGCCAAAATCGGCAACTAAATGTTTAGTTATATTTCCTTTGATTTTTTCCATCTTAGCACCTCAAAATCATAAAATAAAAAAGCCCGCACAACCTAGAATTTAAAAACTCTAAGCTGTACAGGCTAACCGGCATCTGCATATACGCTCACACTTGGCAATAGTATGTTCCGCGCTTAAATTGTTGATGTAAATATACACCCTTAACATATATTTGTCAAATAGATTTTAAAATATTACTGGACGTATATATTTAGCTTAATATATTTAATCAAGCATTATATATATTTATATATTATATATTATATATTATATTTTCTTGTTTAATATAAATAAATAAAAATAAAGGGGTTTAATAATAATACACTCTTCTATAAAGCCGTAAGGCTTTATTAATATATATACTATACTTACCTAACCTTACCTATACTACGGATACATTTTGTATACAGACCTGTATACATGATGTATACATGATGGATACATTTTGGATACAACTATCAATTTCCTTGTTTATTTTTTCCGCTCTATAAATTTTAAAGTTGCAAAAAATAAGTCTTGAGTGGCTCAAAAAAAGAAATACCCGGCATAATTGTTGTATGGTTCGCATTTCCCAAAATTTGCAATAAAAAAGCCGGTCATAAAAACCGACTTTTTGAAAAAGCAATATTTAATTTTTATAATACTTTGATGTGGCATTTTTGCGGTACTTCTAAAACATCCACATACTCGCAGCCGAATAGCTTTTTTGCGGTCTCTTTATCGTATGCCGGGAAATTATCGCCTTGAACCATACCAAGGATTTCAAAACCGGCAAGCTTGCCGCAATTATATGTTTTCTTAGTTATTAAAAAGTTTCTCATGCTCTTTATACCTCCTCTCTAGTCTCTTGGCATCCAACTAAAGTACTTGTCTAAATATTCACAGATTAGCTGATTTATGCGGTCCATATATTCAAGTGCAAGACTTTCGGCCTCTTCGTAGTTCAAGCCGTCCAACTTATATGTGCTATCGTCTGCCACATCTTCAACCGGTTCAAAGCCAATTACGGGCAAATTGCAGCTACTCAAGCGATTATTAATACTGTCAGCGCTTGTCTCGCTTAATAAATCAACTACAAGCGGATAATTGCCACTTTCGGAGATAAAAATATCCCTTTTGTTGTCGCCCAAAAATTCCTTTTGAACCCTTAGCCACTCAATCACTTCTTTTTGTTCTTCTGTCATCAATTTAAATTTACTCATGCTTTATCTCCTTTCGAACTTGTTAACTTGTTATAAGTATATTATATGTATTAGTGCTTAATATGTCAATACTTTTTTATATATTTTGTGCTTAATCAATCAAGCCCGGGATTTTAAAATTTAGATTAAAGCACTCAATTATAGTTATCGCGTGCAATAATGATACGTCTTTAACTAGTCTTTTCCTATATTTATAAAAAATTGCGTCCGGGATTCCTGTTATCTGCTCAAAATCCGCATACCTATAGCCTTTTGAAAATAAAATTGCAATTTCATCAAGAAAACTATTAATTGTCTTGCTTGCTGCTTTTTCCGCGTCGCGCCTCGTCAAATTATCCGCAAACATTGCATATATTATAATATAATTACGTAAGCGCGGTATCCTCGTGCCGTTGGCGTATGCGTTAATCGATTTGTAATTTAATTTTTTTCGTGCTGCAAGCTCTTTACAGGTTATACCCTCTTTATTAACATTGTAGTTGACGAGTTGCGATATTTTTGCAGTTATTTCTTGCTTTGTCATTTTACACCCTTACCACTATATATTAGTGCCTTATATGTAATATGGTTATTTCTTCATTCTATCCATTTTGTCAAGTTCCGATAAAATAAGTTCGCGGGCAAAAGCGCTTGTTTTTAGGCCGTATGCGTTTATTCTGTCTATTGTGCCCAAAGGTAGAATAATATTTATTCTGTCTTTATTTTTCATGCATTTTTTCACGGCTTCGCGGTTTTTCTGCGCTTGTATTTCCTTTATATCGTTCATTTAATACACCTCTCTCTATATTTATTTATATTATTATATTATAAAACGTGCTTAATATCAATATATTTTTAGTGCTTAATCAAAATGCACAAAAGTAGTGCAAATATTAGTGCCTAATTTTATGTATTATGTCAATTGTGTTAGTGCTTAATGTTTGATATACTTTAGTCAAGCCGAAAGGCAAGGGACAAAATAAAAAAGCTCATCGCGCAGCCGGTCAAAGTTACACGATGAGCACCAAACAAATAATATGAAAGGCGCGTATATTATAACATACGTGGGAAAAGGTGTAAACATGGAATATTACTATTTATCAGCAATCAAAGAGGACGTAAAAAATTATATTGACGATGAAATAACAATTTCTGATTTTTCAGACCGTGACGAGCTGGAAAACTATTTAAATGACGAGTTATGGGCTTGCGACAGTGTAACCGGCAATGCGAGCGGTAGTTACACTATGAACCGTTTAACGGCTAGGGATTATGTTATCGACAATATAGATGAGCTTAACGATGCTGTTGAAAATTTTGAAATCGACAAAGATATCGTTGGTGAGAAGTTTCTCGATGAGGATTTTGAGTGGTGCGATGTAACAATTAGATGCAGCTTGTTATCAAGTGCAATCGGTGAAGTACTCGACAGTATGGAGCAAAACAACGAACTAGACTTTGACAACGGCAACGAGTAATTAGCATTTAAGCCGGTGCAAGTTCACCGGCTTTATATTAAAGAGGTGGGAAAAATGGAAAAATCAAGAATTAATTTTAAGAATTACGAAATTGTAGACAGTGGCGCAAAATTCTATAAAAGTAAAGACAGTGAAGAAGGCTTTTATCATGTTTGCGATGAATACGCGCCGGGCGGTACTCACTTACTTAAATTTATGCCGGAAATATACAGGCATGATATAAGCGTTAGTTTTTGTCAGACCATAAACGGACATAGTGCAATGCAATCTATCAAATTTTGTCCAATTTGTGGCAAGCAATTAGCATATTAAGGGGTACAACTATGGACGATTTAAAAGAGATTTTAAAGGCTTTCGGGCTTTTCGTGTCGTGCCTTGTAATTGGGTATGGCGGTTTGTTTTTATTTTTTTATTAAATAGCTAATATCGAGGGATTTTTTAGCCGGTTCGATTCCGGCTATTAGCTTTATATATAAAGCTTTTCAGACTTTATATTAATCAATTCAATATTTTTTATTGGTGCTTTTATACAGCTTTACGGCTGTATATATTGCACTCCGTCCGCGCGTCCGGTAAATAATCGCGCCAAGAGGTCTTATAAATGCCTTTATATTTATATCAGGCTCAAGAGGTGCAATGCCTGAAAAAATAATTGTGCGCCCTTATAGGTGCTTTGCGTTATACACCTAATAAAAACAGATTAACGCACGACAGACCGCGAGAGGGTCAAAAAGCAACTATAAACCATGCACGAATAGAAAAGAGGGTTAATAAATGAACGAATTTAAAAGCCTTGACGCTGTAGAATGTGAAATAAGAGCGCGCTACAATGGCAAATATACGAGCGCGCCGGAATATCAGGCAAGCGAGCGAGAAACACGTAAAGCAATAACAGATATTTTTAGAGCTGTCGCAGAGTCGGGCACGTGTGACGATGTTACCGCGCTTATTAGTGACAAAGAATATCGCCGGACAGCCTTTAATAACTATCTAAACCATAAAAACTATATAAGCCCTATAATTAAGGCATGTTATAGTTAGGGGGTGTATTATGTCAAAATATGAGTATTTAGGGAAAAAGGAAATATATAAGCGCGTTCAGGCTCTAGGCTACGAAATGCCAAAAATAAACGATTTTAATTATATCAAGTATGATTGTATAGAATGGATGGAGTCGCGCGAGTTAAAAATTACAGTTCAAAGGTGCGGAGAGTGGTTGCAAGTTGTCGAAAAGTGCGCACACGCTCGCCCAGTCACATTATTTTGCGACTATGTAGCCGGAAAATATATTACTTGTTACCACTAGGGACATTCTATATCCCTTTTTGTTGTGCCAAAAATCAAGTGTACAGCCGTTGGAATTGTCGCAAGTTATCCGGCTATAAGTCCGGGTGCTATCGTACATTGACAAATTAACAAAATCAGTATATGATTTTATGATATACACATTTAAAGCCGCGTATTTGACGTTTTAAGGGTTTATATACGTGTTAGCATGGATTTTATCAAGCGTGCTAAAATAAGCCGTAAAACAAGCCGTTTACAATGCTTTATAATATTGCTGTAGAGGTTCGAGCCGTCAAGCCGTGCCGGGTGTAAGCTATTACAAGTCAGGCGCACCAACTCACGAAAAATGTTTGAATTTTCAGAAAACTTCACTCAATTAAAGTGCGGTGCGAGTTCTTTGCAAGTTCTCGACAAGTTTTTGTAAAATTTTGCGAACGGATTTTTGAAATCGAAAAATCCAAAGGTAGGGGGCACTTTTTTCATCCTAAAATTTTTAGGATTTTGAATTTTGAATCGCTAAAAAATAAATGCTCTTGGCACTATAGTCGCTCTCCCCTAGTTTCTCAATCAATTTCTTCCGTGTCATTTCCGGATTAGTCCGGTGTATGTATTCTAATAATCTGTCTATTTTATCCATAGTATCTATCACTCCTAGCTGCTCCAAGTATTATGTCAACAATATCAAATACTTCATCCCCATATGTTGCTACAAAGTCACACAATATCTCTTCCTGTTCGATAGGCAAATACACATCATAGGACATACAGATTGCGTGACATACTTCGTGTATCAGCACTTTGCGCTGCATAAACCCACGCAAGGCATTTGACAGATATATTGTATGTGTGTTTCTGTCAGTTACACCTAAGCTAATTGTGTTGTCTGACCGCCTTAATTCACTTGAATTTGAATTTTTATATTGTATGTGCCAAATTGTACCATTGATTGTAAAAAACATCTGTATACCCCCTTTAAATTAAAAATAGCCACTAACCTTATATTGGCTAGTGGCGTTTTGCGTAATTTTTACTCAAATGTATTTTTCTAAGTTATCAAGATAAATCTCGGCAAGTGATGATAACTCCGAAAAATAATCAATCATATCCATGGGATATTGTGGCTTATATCCGTTTTCTACCTCGTATATTTCCTCTGCCGCTGATAAATCAAACTCCTCTCCTACTCGTATTAAAATGTTGTGATATAAGAAAGAAATTGACACATTTCTAGCTTTACACAGTTTATGTATTCTCCTTTTATTTCTTTCATAAAAGCTAGGATTCCTTGGTATAGGAGTGTCACTTGTACGATAAGGCGATTTTGAAGTTATTTGTTTTTTAACATTGTTTTGTCTTTTAGAAAAATAAACATTGACTAATTGTCTTTGCACTTGCCATGACAAATCATCTGTAAATGCCTTAACTATCATTAAATAACCGCTTTCTGTCAAAACTGTAATTCCTCTTGTTGGTATTGAAATATTGCTAAGGTACGTTTCGTGTACCTTTGAATTTTCTCTTGACGAAAGAACAAAATAATCTATTCCGTCAATAAAATGTTTTTTATTCCTGCGAAAAGCATTTTTTGCTGTTCCGTTAGGTCTTTTATGTACAGTGTCAATATCCTTAAAAGTAACAACTCTCTGTCCGTTATACTCACGGATTGCAAGCTCTGTGTCCTCAATTTTTACAAGCTCTGCCATATTAATTTCCCCATTTCTGTAAAAACAAACTTACAAATGTTACGAGATACTCAAGCGTTCCGCTGTTTGATATTCCGTCAATCATTTTATGTAGCGACATTCTGTTTTCTTCCATTATTTAGCACCGCCTTTCTGGTGCTGTGCAACACTTGATGTAAATGTGTAAATACAGCTTAAGACTTCTAATTTGTCTATGTCTTGTAAAAGCTCACATATCCTTTCTCTTTCTACCTGTGCATATTCTTCTCTTTTACTCATATTGTTTTGCTAACTTGAAAAAGTAAATTCCAGTGCAGAAGTAAATTCCACACTCATTTAAAAGTTCTTGATTTTCTAAGAGTTTTATAAGCTCAAAACGCTTATTT